TCAAGAACTTGGCTAATATAGTATTACCTGCAGCTGTAGCAGCATCAATTGCAGCTTGTTTTTTGGCCGCATAAATTGCTTGTTTACGAGTGTATTCAGTATTCTCTATTGTTTGAACGTGAGAAGAGTATCCTATACCTGAAAAAGAAGGAGATTTAAATTGAAACGTCTGTTCTGCATATGCGCTACTTGACAGTATCGTCAGTATGAGAATTCTTATTGTTTTCTTCATCTTTAATTTCTCGCATCATTAATACTACATTAAGTTTTTGATTTAATCTAATCAAATCATTATCTAGCATTCTAATACGGTCAATCAAAGCAATCACTATCTTTTCAGTTTCATTTAATACTGGTTCTGTTTCTTCTGTTGCCCACTTCCAAACATAAAAAATAAGATAACCCATACCGCAAGCAGCGATAATAGGAAATCCATATTTACTAATTAAATCTGCTAATTCTTCCATTAAATTTTATCCTGTGGATGCTCAACACCTTGAGACCAATCATATAGATTTAAAACATAATGACCTATAGCATGGTTATCAAGTAAACTGAATTTTTTATTTTTAACACCTCTGATAAAGCCACGCCATACATCTTTAGTCAATTGCCATCCACTAAAACTTCTCAAATTGCCCCAATGGTTCATGTAATACATTCCACCAAAATGTTTATAAGGCCAAACAGGAACACGAGGAACCATATCTGTATTGTTTACAAATCTAAAATGTAATACACCTGTGTTTGTAATGCCTTCAATATACTCATGTGTTCCAACTCTTGGACTTCCATAAGTAAATAATGCTTGAGCACTTGGTAAATTTTCATCTCTTTGTAGTTTATAAGCTACAATAGTTGCCATCGCTGCACCTAAACTATGACCGGTACACCAGATGGTTCTTTTCTTACCTAATTCTTTTAACATTGGTTCTAATGTTGGCCAAATATTATCTACACTATGTTTAAAACCATAATGAACTAAACCTTTGCCTGTTGAACTTGGAACAGGATTAGCTTCTAAATCTGCCGCTAAATCTCTCCAATCAGTTGGTTGTGTGCCTCGGCAAACAACGATTGCATCTTCATCATTAGTCAATAAATAAGCTTGACTTCCATTGCAATCAAAGAACTCACTTCTAAAACCTAACTCATCAAATTTGGGTTTTGAATCGAATGGATCCGAATATGCTAAATTGCTTAATACAGCAAATAAATGAGCTTGTTTTGGAAAAGGCATTACTTTAATCATTTTAATCCTTTCTAGCGTCGTTTTTGCCATCTGCTCTAGCAATACGATCCAAATCAGGACGAACTTTTAAAGCGTTAGACATTAAAGTATCAATTCTAATAATATCATGATTCATGGTTTTAACTCTATTGTCCAAAGCTATAATTATACCATTTAAGCCCTTGACTCTTGAGAGAACTCCTGCGAGGATAAACTTTACAGTTAAAAAGATGAAATAACCACCAGCACAAGCAGCGGCTATTGGAAAACCCAAATCGGCAATTAACTTAAATATATCCATATTAACTTGACATTCATGAATGATTATTGTATAATCCTTGATAAGTATTTATATAACTAGGAGAGTCAAATGGAAGTAATTGCATTCAAATTAATCACAGGTGAAGACGTTTTAGGCGAAGTAGAAAGTCAGTCTGAAACAGAATTCGTTGTTTTAAATCCAGTAGGTATTTCAATTGTTCGAGGACAAGATGGTAAACCAAACGTAGGTTTTTCGCCTTTTCCACTCCATGCAGAACAAAAGAAAGATGCCACAGTCATTTTAAGTAAAAGAAACGTAGTATATAACTATGTTCCAGCAGAAGACTTTATCACAAACTATAAACAAATATTTGGGGCAGGTTTAGTTGTTCCACCACAAAAGAAAATCATCACAGGATAATGAGTAACTTTTACACTAATGTTCAAAGTTTTGGCAATAACATTCTCTATCGAGGTGTTATGGATGGCAAAAGAGTAAAACAGAGAATTGAATATTCTCCATCTCTTTTTGTTCCATCCAAACGTATAACAAACTTCACAACACTTGAAGGTGATTACCTCGACCAAAAAGTATTTGGTACCATGAAAGACGCTAGAGATTATATCAAACAATTCGATGGTGTGTCAAATGGTCCTAAAATATATGGTAATACAAAATATGAGTATGCGTTTATTGCCGACCAACACAAAGGTATGGTTGAATGGGACCAAGATAAGATATCAATTGCAGTAATCGATATTGAAGTTGGTTCTGAAAATGGTTTCCCAGACCCATACGAAGCAAATGAACCTATTATTGCTATTGCTGTTAAGTATCTCAATGGCGAAATGTATGTCTTTGGTCTTGGTGCATATGAAACTCAAGGTAAAGAAATCTATGTTAAATGCCGTGATGAATATACATTGTGTAAAAGATTTATGGAACTATGGACAAGAAAATGTCCAGATATCGTAACTGGATGGAATACAAAATTCTTTGATATACCATACATCATCAATCGATTTAGAAGAATACTTGGTGAAGATGAGGCAAAGAAACTTTCTCCATGGAATTATATTGGTGAAAGAAAAACTGTTGTGAACAATCGTCAGATGATTGCCTATGATATTCTTGGTGTTTCTTCTTTAGACTACATTGAACTATACAGATGGTATGCTCCTGGTGGCAAGTCACAAGAATCCTATAAACTTAATTCTATTGCATCAGTTGAACTTGGTGAAGAAAAGATATCATATGATGAATATGATTCTCTACATGATTTATACAAAATGAACCATCAAAAGTTTATTGAATATAATATCAAAGACGTAGAACTTATTGTTTCATTGGAAGACAAATTAAAACTCATTGAACTTGGTTTAACTTTGGCATATGATACAAAATCAAACTATGATGATATCTTTGCACAAACTAGAATGTGGGATTCATTAACATATTCTTATTTGCTTGAAAAGAACATCATTGTTCCACCTAAAGTTGTTAAAGATAAAGATTCAGCATTTGAAGGCGCATATGTAAAAGACCCACAAGTAGGCAAGCATGATTATATCGCCAGCTTTGACCTAAATTCACTCTACCCCCACCTCATGATGCAATTCAATATCTCACCTGAAACACTTATTGATCCAGAAGATTATACAGATGAGATGAGAGAAGTGTTATCTCAAGGTGTTAATGTTGATAAGTTATTATATAAAAAGATTGATACATCAAAACTCCAAAACGCAACACTTACTCCAAATGGTCAATTCTTTAGAACTGATATGATGGGTTTCTTACCAAAGATGATGGAAGAAATGTATGAAGATAGAAAGAAATTTAAAAAATTAATGTTAAAGGCGAAACAAGATTATGAAGACGAAACAGATGACACGAAAAAGTATGAAATTGAAAAACGAATTGCAAGATACGATAATCTTCAACTTGCTAAGAAAGTTTCTCTTAATAGTGCTTACGGTGCTCTTGGTAGTCAGTATTTTAGATTCTACGATTTACGCATGGCTTTGGGAGTAACAACATCTGGTCAATTAGCAATTCGTTGGATTGAAAACAAACTCAATGACTATATGAACAAGTTATTACAAACTGAAACAGATTATGTTATTGCTTCAGATACAGATTCAATTTATCTTAAACTTGGTCCTATCGTTGATAAATTCTGTAAAGATAAGTCGATTGAACAAACTATTCAATTCATGGATAAAATCTGTGAAGATAAGATTCAGCCATACATTGATAAGTCTTATGGCGAACTAGCAGATTATCTCAAGGCATATTCCCAAAAGATGCAAATGAAACGAGAAGCGTTGGCTAACAAAGGTATTTGGACTGCTAAGAAACGATACATTCTCAATGTGTTTAATAACGAAGGTGTTGCTTATAAAGAACCAAAGATGAAAGTCATGGGTCTTGAGATGATTAAGTCATCAACACCATCTGCCATTAGAACAAAGATGGCAGAAGCAATTAAACTTATGATGATTGGCTCTGAAAACGATATACATGAGTTTATTAAAAAGTTTAAAGAAGATTTCAAAAAGTTACCACCAGAAGAGATTTCTTTTCCTCGTGGCATCAATGGTTTAAATAAATACTCTGATGCTGTGACTTTATATAAATCAGGAACACCGATTCATGTAAAGGGAGCAATCTTATATAATAACTTTATTAAACAAAATAAACTAACAAAAAAATACAATCTCATACAAGAAGGCGAAAAGATAAAGTTTGCTTATTTGAAAATGCCTAATCACTTTAAGGATACTGTTATATCCTATCCTAGCAGATTACCTAAAGAATTAAATTTACATGATTATATTGATTATGATATGCAATTTGAAAAAGCATTCATAGAGCCAATTAAAATCATTCTTGATTGTATGGGTTGGACAACAGAAAAGATTAACACTTTGGAGGATTTCTTCTCATGATATTTTTCACATTTTTAGCTGCATTCTTATTATCAAGTATAGCAGCTTATTATTCAGTCATAGGTTTAGCAAAGATATTCGTTGGTGCTTTTTGGCCAATCGTATTCATGGGTTCAGTTTTAGAATTTGCTAAATTAGTAACCGCTTCATGGTTATATCGTAATTGGAAAACAGCACCAGTATTATTAAGAACATATTTAACTATTGCTGTTTTAATTCTAATGCTAATCACATCAATGGGTATTTTTGGTTTCTTAGCAAAAGCACATATTGATTCTACAATTTCAACTGGTGAAAATACTGTTGAATTAAGAACATTAAACCAACAAGAAAAGATTACACATGATAGATTAGACTATCTTCTTGCTCGTGCTAAAGACCCATCAACAGCAAGTAATAAACTTGATAGACAAATTCAAGAAACACAAAAAGAATTATCATCAATCAATAAACAAAGATTGCCATTATTAAGTCAAGAGAATAAACAACTTGCCGATATTGGTCCAATCAAATATGTTTCCGAATTAATTTACGGTACAGATGATATAAATGGTGTAGATAAGGCTGTCCGCTTGGTAATCATGATAATAATGGTTGTATTTGACCCCTTAGCTGTGTTATTATTGGTAGCTGCTAATATGGGAATAGCGGCAAAGAAAGAAGAAGAAAAGCCAGAAGGTTGGAAACAAGTTTGGCAACCGGTAAGTGAAGACCCATGGCATGATGAACCTAAAGAACAAGTAAAAGAACCGGAAGTAGAGAAACAAAACGATACAATTGAAGTTGAAAAAAAGAATGTAGCAAAAATAGATACACCTGAGCCGTCTATTGTAATAGATGGTGCTTCAGGTGAAACTATTCCGCCATTATACGAAACAAGAATGGTTCATAATGGCCACGGAAGATTTGAAGAGCAATCAGTTCCAATTCAAACATATGATGAGAAAGTTGAATTGGCTTTTAAGGAAAAAAAGGAGAAGTAAAATGAAGAAGTTGTTGATTGGTTTATTATTAGTGTCAAGCACAGCAATGGCACATGAACACGGTGGTTTCCGTGGTGGTTATGGCGGATATCATGGTGGTTATCATGGAGGTTATCATAATGGCGGTATGGGTTGGGTTGGACCAGCATTAATTGGTGGAGTAATTGGTTATGAATTAGCACAACCAAGATATTATGCACCTCCGGTAGTTATAGCACCATCTACACCATCTGTAGCGTGTCCATATCCATACCAAGCGATATATAATACAGTAATACAATATGATGCTTACGGAAGAAGTTATACAACACAACAATTCGTAGGATGTAGATAATAATTAAATTTGAAAGGTAGATTATGAGTATTCTTGACAAGATTAAGAAAAATAGTAGTATCAAAGAAGCCGCCATTTTATCAAAGTCTAAATTTTTTACAGACAAAGATATGATACCAACTTCGGTGCCGATTATCAATGTGGCACTATCTGGTAAATTAGATGGCGGTTTAACACCAGGTCTTACAATGTGGGCAGGCCCATCAAAACACTTTAAGACCGCATTTTCACTTTTGATGGCTAAATCTTACTTGGACAAATATCCTGATGCTGCCTTATTATTCTATGATTCAGAGTTCGGTTCCCCACAATCTTATTTCGAGTCCTTCGGCATTGATCCAAATCGTGTGCTTCATACTCCTCTTACAGATATTGAGGAATTAAAATTTGACATTATGCAACAATTATCTAATCTTGAAAGAGATGATAGATTAATTATTGTTATTGATTCTATTGGTAATCTTGCTTCAAAGAAAGAAGTTGAAGATGCACTAGAACAAAAATCTGTTGCTGATATGTCAAGAGCAAAACAAGTTAAATCATTATTCAGAATGGTTACACCACATTTAAATCTTAAAAATATTCCAATGATTGTTGTCAATCACACATATAAAGAAATTGGTATGTTCCCTAAAGATATCGTTGGTGGTGGAACAGGTTCATATTATTCTGCTGATAATATCTTTATTCTAGGTCGTCAGCAAGAAAAAGAAGGCACGGAAGTGATTGGTTATAACTTTATTATTAATGTGGAGAAATCAAGATATGTTAAAGAAAAAAGTAAGATACCTGTTACCGTTTCGTTTGAAGGTGGCGTTAGCCGTTGGTCAGGTTTACTTGACCTTGCGCTTGAAGGCAACTTCGTTGTTAAACCTTCAAATGGTTGGTATTCGCAGGTTGATACGGAAACCGGTGTTGTGGAAGAGAAGAAATACCGTATAAAAGAAACTGACACTAAAGAATTTTGGATGCCAATTTTAACAAATAAGAAGTTCCGTGAATTTGTTGAAAACAAATATAGAGTGGCATCAGCAGAAATTATGCAAGGTGGTCATGAAAATCTTTTTGCTGAAATTAAAACAACTAACGGAGCAGATGATGATTGAAGGCGTTGATTACTGCTTCATCTACCCAAAAGAAGATGAAAAGTCGGTACATATAAAGTTTCTAGACGGTCCTTATAAAGATACCTTATTCAAATATGGTAAGGTTAAATTTGAGGAAAAGAATGAGCAAATGTATTTACTTTTTGGCTACGATGTGTTAGAATCCAAGGTAGATAAACCTAGGAAGTTAGAAAAAGATGAAACATTTAAAAACTATATTGGTGATTTGCTTGTTGAAATCATGTCATCAAACATTGAGCAGGATATAACTGATGAAACTGGAACAAACGATATTAAAGAATCTGATTTACAATGAAGACTACTTACGAAAAGTATTACCATTTCTAAAGGCGGAATATTTTGCTGACAAATCAGAAAAGATTCTTTTTGAAGAAACGGAAAAATTTACTACCTCGTATAATGCCGCACCGACTATCGAGGCGCTTTCAATCGCTGTTAAGGAGAAATCAGCACTCACAGCTGAAGAAGTTGAGAAATCTGAAAATCTTCTCAGCGAGATTCGCAAAGATAGCCAAGATAAAACGGAGATACAATGGCTAATTGATAAGACTGAAAAGTTTTGTCAAGAGAAAGCCGTCTATAATGCCGTTCTAAATTCAATTACTATTCTTGACGGCAAAGATAAAACTCACGATAAAGGCGCAATACCTCAAATTCTTGCTGATGCACTATCAGTATCTTTCGACAGAAATGTTGGTCATGATTATTTGGAGAACTCCGATGAACGATTTGAATTCTATCATAGAAAAGAAGAAAGAATTCCATTTGATTTGGAATACTTTAACAAAATTACGAATGGCGGTCTACCGTCAAAGACACTCAATATTGCTTTGGCTGGAACAGGAGTCGGTAAGAGCTTGTTTATGTGCCATGTTGCTGCTTCTTGCATGGTTCAAGGTAAGAATGTTCTTTATATCACTTTAGAAATGGCGGAAGAAAAGATTGCTGAACGAATTGATGCTAATCTTCTCAACGTAACACTAGATGATTTGAAAGAATTACCTAAAGACATCTATGATAAGAAAGTATCCAAAGTCAGAGATATGACTACAGGCAAACTTATCATTAAAGAATATCCGACCGCTTCAGCATCTGCTATTCATTTCAGGACATTATTAAATGAACTCAATCTTAAAAGGAATTTTATTCCTGATATTATCTTTATTGATTATCTTAATATTTGTTGTTCCGCTAGAATCAAACCTGGCGCCTCAATCAACTCTTACACATATGTTAAAGCCATTGCTGAAGAATTACGTGGTCTTGCCGTAGAAACTAATGTGCCGATTGTTTCAGCAACTCAAACGACAAGAAGTGGTTATACAAGTTCCGATCCAGGCCTTGAAGATACTTCCGAATCATTTGGTTTACCAGCAACTGCCGATTTGATGTTTGCTTTGATTGCTTCAGAAGAACTTGATGAACTTGGCCAAATTATGGTTAAACAATTAAAAAATCGATATGCTGATCCAACACATTATAAGAGATTTACAGTTGGTATTGACCGTGCTAAAATGAAACTCTATGATATTGAACAATCTGCTCAAACAGGTCTTGCTGATGCTGGTCATGGTCATCAAAAACCACAAACGAAGAAATTTGAAGGCTTTAAAGTATGATAAGTTTACATAGAGAAGATGCTTTACATTGTTCTAAAGTGTTCCAAGATTACTTCGATAATTTTGAGAATATAGAACAATACATGAGAGATGAAAAACTAAAGCATGTAGAAAGTATTCCATCATCTTTATTTCCGCCAGAAGATGATTTGTTTTCAGACTTTTCTATGCATCCAAATGATATGGATATCGAAGTTTGTGAATTACCAAATGAAACATGGGAAACACTTTTGGCAATAACATCATCTCATGTTAATAAAGCACCAGTTGGCAGAAATATACAATTGGCAGTTAGAGAGAAAAACACAGGAAAGATACTAGGATTCATTCGTTTAGGTTCTCCAGTCATTTATATGAGACCAAGAAATGAAATGCTAGGACAAGTGTTCTCGCAAACAACGGAGGGTGCTAAACTCTTTAATGACAGCAGTATTATGGGTTTTGTGATTGTTCCATCTCAACCATTTGGTTTCAATTATCTAGGTGGTAAATTACTAGCTGCCATTTGCACATCACATACCGTTAGAGAGATATGTAATAAAAAATATGGTATGAATCTGTGTCTATTTGAAACTACCAGTCTTTATGGTAGTAGTAAAGCGGTATCTCAATATGACGGTATGAAACCATTCATTCGATTTAAAGGTTTAACTGATTCGGATGTTGTACCAATGATGCACGGTGAAAGATATAATGACTTAAAGACTTTTGTTGAAAGCAAAGTTGGTGACATATTAGAAGGTGAAGAATCATCTACTAGTAGAAAGTTAAGAACATTTACCAAGATTATTGCTATGACTAAAGCTGCATTAAAAGGAACACCAGAAGGTGATACATTCTTGAAGACGATTGAGAATGCTAAAAGTCTAACAGAAAAGAAAAGATATTTTGTTTCAGACTATGGTTTTAAGAATATGGTTGATTTTGTCAATGGCAAAGCAGATACATTAATACCTGGTGAAAACTACGAAAAGCATGAATTAAACAATATTATTGCTTGGTGGAAGAATAAGGCATCTAATCGTTATGATACATTGAAAGCGGAAGGTCGATTAAGAACAGAACTCGAAGTTTGGACATCTGGTAAAGACATACAAATTATTAGATAAATAAGGCTTATGGCAGATAAAACCACACTATCGGAATCATCTCAAGCACTCTTTTGTGCTTTGGCAGATTATGTCTTATTGACTAGCGGTAAAAAAGGTGTATCTGATTTATTTAATATTGATTTATATAAGTCATATGAGGTGTTTGCTAAATATTGGGACAGTTTATACAAAACTAAATCAATAGAATCTATTTTTCACTCGCATGTAGAATCACCTGCTATATCATATAAAGATATAGTTAAGTTTTTAAAAGAAAATCCTGATTGGTTTATTTCTTCTGTTCTCATAGCAAAAAAACTTATAGAAGATATTGATAAAGTTATTACAAATTTTAAAGGTATAAAAAAACCTAAAGCAGCAGAAATATGGTTTGTTCGTGGTGATAAACCAGTAATGAAAAATATTGAAGAGCTTTTTAAGAAAGCTAATGAAACACAAAAAGAATTTAATAAAACAAAAGGTGCTAAAAAAGGCGCTGTCTTTGCAAACCTTAACAAATGGTCACCTGCTGATATTTACTTTGCTTCAGATTTAGCAAGAGATAATATTGAAGAGGCTGTAAAAAATAATTCTGGTAAAGATAAAAAAGGATATAGTTTTGCTGATTTAAATGTATTGATTAGTGATTTGATTGATGGTGGGCAATTACTTCCATTATCACTAAAAAAACAAACTAAACAAGTTGTATTACAAAAAGTTAATTTTGATAGAAAACAAGAGTTAGATGAAATTAAAAAATTCTCATTTAATGGAACAAATAACTTTAAAAAGTATACACCAAAATCACCTCAACCTAGATATTTGAGTATCTATCTAGATAAAACTGATAAGAAAAAAACTATTATTATGAGGCATGATCCATCATCAAATGCTTTCAAAGCTGAATTTGTGGTATCTGGTGGAGAAGCGAGAGGAGGCTCAGTAAGTTCATCCGATGTATTTTATTCACTATTTGCTTTAATAGATGAGCAATTTGCTAGTAAATTTTATTCAACGCTTGAAAAAGTTAAAAAAGAATTTAACAAAAAAGTTAAAGATATGGGAGAAAATCCTGGCAAATCAAACAAAAAGTTAAAAGAAGCATACGATAATATTAGAGAAGAATATAGTGCTTTAATTGTAACCAATGTTCTTATACCAGAGATAGTTAGTTTTTTAGATAAAGATAAAAATAGAAGTGACAAATTTGTTCGATTGATGTACCAATATGTCACATCTAGAACAGAAGAATCCAGTAAATTTGTAATAGCAAAATAATATGACACTAGACGATATACAACATTCAGTTTACCATGGCCAAAAAGGCGTAGAACAGGCATTTAAAATTGTCGAGGCTTATATCGAAAAGAAAAAAGAAGATTTGCCTGATGTTAGTCGAGCATTAAGAATTGCTAAAAAGAAATTAGAAGACATTCCGCCTGGCGTTATCAATCAAATTTCTGTTACAGAAAGATATAGAGATTACTTTAAAAAGATTTTACCTGAAGGTAAGATAAATGACACTAAGGCTGAAGGCGTAAAGTTGTTAGATAGAATTAGAGAAGATTTAAATCATAGAATACTTGATGCTAAAGAACCATCAACAAAAAGAAATCGTGAATATGAAAAGAATGAGATTACTAAATTCTTCCGTAATAACTTTAGTTCCATCGTGGATTTATTAGACCTATATAATTTACTACATGATATTAAAATAGAGATAAACAAATAATGGCATTAATTGATTTTGATAAGTTAGCAAAACAATATGAATCTGATAATGATTATGGATTTTCAGCAGTATCAGAAGAAGAATATAATTCTGTCATAAAGAATACAGCACAAACAGCAGATGATTATAAAGCAAGATTGAATGAAGTTGAAAAAATTATTATTCCTTTCCTTACAAAACTCCATTCTACAGGCGATAAAGAATACATATATTGGCCTAACAGAACACCTATCATAGAGAAACAAATAGAACGAATTTTAAAACTAACTAGAGATTAATTATGAGTGCTACCGTGATTATACCTATAACAGGTAATCCTGTTTGTAGGAATGCTATTGAATCTGCTTTAAATCAAACTTACCCAACAACAGTTTATGTTGTAATTGATGGTCAAGAATTTAAAGGTCCATCTAGTGTTATTGTAAGTGATTATCTTGGTAACAAAAATCTAAAAGTTTGTTATTTACCAATCAATGTTGGTGCCAATGGTTTCTATGGCCATCGAGTCTATGCTGCATTCAGTCATCTAATAGATACAGAATATGTATTATATCTTGACCAAGATGTATCATTAAAACCTAATCACGTTAAATCTTGTATCGATACTATTAAAGAAAAAGACCTAGACTGGTCATACTCATTACGAGAAATCTATGACAAAGATGGAAATTATTCATGTCGAGATGATTGTGAATCACTAGGTAAATGGCCTGTTTTTAGTGGAGATTATAATCACATAGATACTAATTGTTATTGTATCAAAACAAGTGTAGCAACAAAAATAGCATCAGCATGGCATGGCGGTTGGGGTCAAGATAGAATATTCTTTCAAGCTATGGCACAACACTTTCCTAAATTTGATTGCACAGGTGAGTATACAGTAAAATATCAAGTTGATGGTAATGCAGGTTCAGTAAAGAAAGAATTCTTTGAATACGGTAATAATATTATGACAAACAAATATAATGGAGATTTCCCATGGCGCAAAAAGATTTAATCATTGGTGCATTTACAAACTATAACTACAATCAATTAAAACCTTGGTGTGAATCAATTGATAAGTGTGGTTTTACAGGCGATAAAATTTTAGTTGTTGGTAAAACTGATAATAATACAATAATAGAATTAGAAAAAAGAAACTTTATATTAATCCCTATGCCGGATTTAGATAATGTTCCTATTCATGTAGCAAGATTTTTAGCCATCTATGATTATCTACAAGCAACATGGACGAATTATAGATATGTCGTAACAACAGATGTCAAAGATGTTTACTTTCAAACAAACCCAATTGATTTTATTGAAAGTGGAAACCATAAACTTGTTATTGCTTCAGAAGGATTAAAATATGAAGATGAATCTTGGGGTGATGAAAATCTCAAACAAGCATACGGTCCATATGTTTATGAATTATTCAAAGATAAAGAAATCTTTAATGTTGGAACATTTGGTGGTCAAGCAGAATATGTAAAAGATATGGTGTTTCATATTTTCACCAACGGAGTTAATAGACCTATTCCAATTGTCGACCAAGCAGTATTCAATGTGTTAATCAATACACAACCATTTAAAGATATAGTTTTTAAGACAGTCGATTGGGCTTGTGAAGCCGGCACAGTTGCTGACCCTTCAAAGATTAACAGATTTAGACCAAATTTATTATGTGATGAACCAACAGTAAAAGATGGTATCGTGTATTACAAAGATAAACCATTTGCTATTGTTCATCAATATGATAGAGTTCCACAATGGAAAGAGTTTGTTCGTGTAACATATGGACAAGATGATGAATCACAGATGTTTGTTTACAGGACTGCATAATGAGTAAAATTTCAATAGTAACGGCTTTCTTTGATATTGGTCGTGGTGAATGGACACCAGATAAAGGACTACCGCATTATTTGCATAGAACAACTGATACTTATCTAGAAAGATTTAGTAATCTATGCAAATTGGAAAATGACATTACTGTTTTCACGTCAGATGATTTAAAACATAAGGTAATTGATATATGTAAAGACCGTTTAGACACAACAAAAATTATTCCAATTGATGTGAATAGTCATTTTTCTAATATGAGAGATTTAATCATTAATGTTCAAAAAGATCCTGAATTCCAAAAGAAAGTTAATCCTCAACAAGTAAGAAATCCAGAATATTGGAATCCTGATTATGTTCTTGTGACTAATCTGAAAGCATACTTTGCAAATATGGCTGTCAAATATAATTATACACAAAATGATATGGTTGCATGGATTGATTTTGGTTATTGCCGTAGTGAAAATAATATTCCTGCTAGTAAAATATGGGAATATGATTTTGATGAAACAAAAATTCACCTATTCAATTACAAACCATATGATGATAAACCAATAGACCACGCTGTTCTTAATAATGATGTTTATATCTTGGGTGCAAAAGTGGTGGCTCATAAAGATATGTGGCAAAAAATGTCCGACCTAATGACACAATCTTTTGTTGATTTACAAGAAAAAGGTTTAGTTGATGATGACCAAGGTCTATGGCTACAGTCATATATAAATGAACCTAAGGTATTTGAATTGCATCAGATTCCTGACCATCAGCTTGGTCACGATCCATTTGTATTGTTTAATAAATTTAATAATAAAGTTTAATATGATTGATAATTATGAATTGATAGAACCTGGACATTGGTTTCAAAGTAAACCTACCGGTGAAATTATGAAGTATGATACTAACTATATGCAGTATTATACTAAAATGGACTTTAGTATGTCCAAATTACGTTTTGATTTACTTTCAAAATATGTTAAGTTTGATTCTATATGTGACTTTGGTTATGGTGATGGAGCATTTCTGAAGTATGCTCACATGAATGGTAAGAAATGTTTTGGACATGATATATCAAACTATCCTCTCCCAAATGATGTGGAGTTTGTGGCTAATGTCAAAGATGTTGAAGTTGATGTCATTACATTCTTTGATTCTATTGAACATATTCCTTCTCCAAATATCCATGAGTTTCTCGGTTCAATTAACACAAAATATGTTATGATATCATTACCATGGATGCACGAAAGAATGGGTGCTGAATGGTTTAGAACATGGAAACACCGTAAAGAAAATGAACACTTCCATCATTTTGATTCTCATGGATTAATTACATTGATAGACAAAGCAGGATTCATACCAATGTATATCTGTAATCATGAGGATGAAATTCGTAAACCGGTTTCATACCTTCCAAACATTTTAACTATTATTGCAAAAAAGAGATAATCATGCAAGTATATCTTAGCTCAACTGCCAACTTAGGTGATTTTTTAAATGGCTTTCCTGTTTTGTCTGGTCTTTATAAACAATATGGAAAATTTGACCTCATTGTTAAAAGAGATTTGAATAAATTTAAAGGTATCAAAGAGTTTTTGAATTATCAAGATATCTTTTCTTCAGTTGAGTTTGATAGTGATGTTTTTGTGTATGGCAGTATCATTAACCTCAGTTCTTGGACTAGAGAAGAACAAAGTAATCCAAATCGACCAATTGAAACTTGTCGTTATGAAAACTGGTTGAGAGATAACTATCCTAATTTAGAATTTGAAGTTGATGATGATGTAGAAATTAAAGTACCTGAATTAGATATTGAAATTGAAGATGCTTATTACTGTGGTGACCGATGGGATGCACCAGGCACAGATGATAGAAGAGCAACTGCTGTTCTATCTCATTTAAAAGATTTTAAATTCTTATCGTATGAAAATTCATTATTGACTAACGCATACATCATTAAAAATCTAAAGAAACCTTTCATTACTAATTTTACTGGTGTGGCCGTTCTTGCAGACTTATTAAATGTTTCCTCTTATGTTGTATGGAAAGCAGAAGATTGGAATCCTGAATTCAGAAAAGGTGATAATTGTTATTGGGATAATGGTAAAGATATTAATCAAGTATTTAAAAAACATTTCTATTTGGACCGTAAATCTAAACTAGTGCATAATAATGAATTAGAAAGTTTATTGTGATTATCAATATTATTGAAGGAGTGTTTGGTGGTCCACTTCGTAATGGTGATTTAATTGGTGTTGCAAATGTTATAGCACATTTAAGAAAACAAACACCAGAAATTAAGTTTCATATGAAACAAGGCTCAGTTAATTCTGCCGATTATGTGCAGAAGTTTTACCAGTTTATGTTAAAGAATACAGATTATTTTTCTACTGAACCTGGTGATAAAGAATTAGCGTGGCGAAGAGTCAATCTTTGGGATTTCCGTGATATCATTGGTGACAATGTTATTATACCAAATAATGAACCTATGCAAAAGAAGATTGTAGTTTGTCCAATCTTTGATGCTCCATATAATGTATATCGTAATTGGCCTCGCCACGTCTTTGAGGAAATTATTGCAAAGTATTCAACGAATGAATATAAGGATTATGAAAAGGTAATTTGTGTGCATGACCATTTTGCCAAAGCCTGTGAGTTTGAAGGCTGGAGATACTCTACCAATTTTGACCAAAATTTATACCACATTATGACTGCCGAAACATTCATTGGTGGTGACACAGGTACTAGCCATTTTGCTTGGTCGCTTGACAGAGCACCAGCAAATCTGTTATACTATAATTCTGGTCGGGGTTTAATGCATTGTTTACCATTCTATCTTTTAGAAGGCAAAGGTAAAATAGTTAAGTATTGGCTAGATTTAGAAGGAACAACATGGCAGTAAAGTTAGTTATATTTGACCTTGATGGTGTTTTAATGGACAGTAGAGAGCTACATTATGAAGCTCTCAATCGTGCTATACATACAGTAACCGATTCATACAACTATATTATTACCCGTGAAGAACATTTATCAAAATATGACGGACTAAACACTACAAAAAAATTACAGATGCTTACTCAAGAAAAAGGTTTGCATATTGATTGGTATGATGAAATTTGGAAAGAAAAACAAAAACAAACATTTGATTTAATTCATACAGCACCAAAGAATCCTGATATTCTTAAAATAATGCATAATCTGAATTCTAAAGGATGGAAGATTGCAGTAGCGTCCAACAGTATTCGTGAAACAGTAAAGACATCTTTATTATGTATGGATATTTTAAATTATGTTGATTATTATGTAAGCAACGAAGATGTGTTTAATCCAAAACCATTTCCTGAAATGTATTGGAAATGTATGACAATGATGAAAGCTCTACCTAAAGATACTATCATTGTGGAAGATTCACATATTGGCCGTGAAGGCGCATTTAACTCTGGTGCACATTTGTATCCAGTAAAAGATGCTTATGATTTGAATGTGGAAGATTTTTTAAGCTATATTGAAGAATTTGAAGATAGTGGTCGTATAAAATCCATACCTTGGAGAAATAAGAAGATGAATGTATTGATTCCTATGGCAGGTGCCGGTAGTAGATTTGCTTCAGCAGGTTATACTTTCCCTAAACCATTGATTGAAGTCAAAGGTAAACCAATGATTCAAGTTGTAGTGGATAATCTAAATGTAGATGCACATTTTATTTTTATTTGCCAAAAAGAACATTACGAGAAATATAATTTACAATCAGTTTTAAATTTGATTGCGCCCGGTTGTGATATTATACAAGTTGATGGTTTGACCGAAGGCGCTGCATGTACCACGTTACTAGCTAAAGAATTAATTAATAGTGACGAACCTCTATTGATGGCAAACTCTGACCAGTTTGTTGAATGGAATTCAAATGAATGTTTATATGCCTTTACTGCTGATTCTATCGATGGAGGCATTATTACTTTTGAAGCCACTCATCCTAAATGGTCTTATGCTAAGTTAGGTGAAGATGGTTTTGTATCTGAAGTTGCAGAGAAGAAACCTATTTCTAATATGGCAACAGTTGGTATCTATTATTGGAAAAAAGGTTCTGACTATGTTAAGTATGCAGAACAGATGATTGAAAAGAATATTCGCACTAATAATGAATTTTATGTTTGTCCTGTATTCAATGAAGCTATTGGTGATGGCAAAAAGATTCGTGTTAAAAATATTAAGAAAATGTGGGGTATTGGTACTCCAGAAGATTTAAATTACTTTTTGGAGCATTACAAATGAAAACAGCGGTAATGATTGTTGGAAATTATAGAACTTGGAACGAAACAAAGCCAAGTTTTCTAAAACAATTTGGAGATATTGATACATTTATTTGTTCATACGATTTACGATATGGATATCATCCTAGAGGATGGGGTGTGACTGATACACAAGATGAACTTATTACCGAACAGACATGGATTGAAGGATTATCTGACGTAAATGTTAAATTGGCAAACATTGAACAATTTTCTCAAGTAGACGAAATAATTAAGAATGAACTGCGAGAAATTAAATTGAACATACCAGAAAATGCTTATCAGTCGTATGGTCAATATCGTAAGTTTAAAATTGCAACAGAAATGGTTCAACATTACGAGAACCAAAACAATTTTAAGTATGATATTTTAGTCCGCACTCGATTTGATTTGGTGTATCAAGACGAACCTATTATATTAGATATTCAAGAAAATGAAATGGGTTATCATCACGGTACTAGCCCAGCTGATGCTTTACCTGGTGACCAATTCTTTTTCACTTCAAGAGATAACATGATTAAGATGTCCGATTTTATGTTTAATGAGTTTTATAATCCTATCTACGAAGATAGTCATCTATGTCCTCCACATGGCATATTACAAAACGCACTTAAACATAATAATATAACCAAATTGGTCCGTAATTCAATTAAACATCTATTAAGAAAGAATGGAACAGAACTAGTGCTATGACAAATCTATACAACGACAATTCCGATATCCAAAAAAATCAAAATATGTATGACAGTTACAATAACTTTATGTTTAGTAATGATAGAGTTGTGTTTAATAAGTTATACAGTAAAATGTATTTCTATGAAATGACAAAACATCTACCTGGCGATATTGTTGAGTGTGGAGTTTTCAAAGGTTCAGGAATCTTGGCATGGTTAAAAATATTGGCCATGAACGAACCTAATAGTATCAAGAAAGTAATGGGTTATGATTTTTTTGATCCAAGTTTTGTTGATGATATGAAAACTGGTGTAGATAAAGATACAATGAAGCAAGTTTTTACAAGAGATAAAAATTTAATTGTAGATGATGTTTCGTATGAAGGAATTCAAAATAAAATTATTAATGCTGGTTTTGATTCATCAAAGTTTGAGTTGATTAAAGGTGATATCATTGAAACCTCACAAAATACAGTAGAAGAAAAACCAGGTTTAAGAATCAGTATATTGTATTTGGATATGGACCTAGATAAACCAACATATGCAGCACTCAAAACATTTTGGAATAATATTGTAACTGGCGGAGTAATTGTATTTGATGAATATGCTTATCATAGTTGGAGTGAATCGAATGGTGCAGATGATTTTATTAAAGAAATGGGTCTAACATTACATACAACCGGTATTAAAGCGCCAACCGCTTATATTATAAAATGAAATATATTGCACATCGTGGTCTTTTTGATGGTCCAGATAAAGATAAAGAAAATAGTCCTACTCAAATCAATCAAGCTTTAATTAAAGGATTTGATGTTGAAGTTGATGTTTGGTTTGTAGATAATCAATGGTATCTTGGCCATGATAGTCCAACATACAAAGTTGAATATAGTTTTTTAGAAGATTCTAGATTTTGGATTCACGCAAAAAATTTAGATGCTCTATATGTATTGGGTGCCGATTCAAAATTAAATTTCTTTTGGCATCAAGAAGATAACTTCACTTTAACTTCTAAAGGTTATATTTGGACTTATCCAGATAAACCATTAACCAAGAATAGTATTTGTGTTTTACCTGAATGGAACAATGATATCTCTAAAGGATATAATCCTGATTGTTATGGAATTTGTTCGGATTTTGTATCTATTATTACCAAAACTCAATTTTCCGATATCTATATATCATAGCCAACAATTCTAGCGTTCCAAAAGCAAAAGCATCAAAGTTGTATAAATAGGTAATCGTTACAGGCAACCATAGTGTGTTGCAGTCAGAAAGATTTAATGATAACATTCAAGACGTTTTTAAAAGAAGAATACGAGCCATCACCAGAAGGCAAACTTAAGCACATTCATCATGCTGAAGACAGGCCTTTATTACATGGTGGCAAAGGTTTTACTCACGCCTTCAATGCATTAAATCAAGCGCACGAACACATAAAATCTGGCGGTCACAGTTCAGCATTAACAATGAAATATGATGGTTCGCCTGCTGTTGTTTTTGGTCATCATCCAGAAACAGGTAAATTCTTTGTAGCATCCAAATCAGCATTCAATAAAAATCCAAAGTTGAATTATACCCATAAGGATATAGAAAAGAATCACGGCCATGCGCCTGGTCTTATGGACAAACTCCATGACGCTTTAAATCATCTCAAAAAAGTATCACCTAAAACAGGCGTTTATCAAGGTGATATGATGTTTGGTTCAACTGATAAAAAAGAAACTAAAAACGGTGTTTCTTTCACTCCTAATACCATTACATATACAGGAAAAGGTGAAGAAGCAAATAAGATTAGAAAATCTAAAATGGGTGTTATTGTTCACACACAATATCATGGTGACAATATTGCTTCAATGAAAGCAGACCCACATCCAGATTTACATAACTTCGCACAACATCCAGATGTATGGCACAAATCAGCCAATCACGATACTAAACAAGTCCATTATTCAGAAAATGACCAAAAAGAATTTAATTCTCATATGGCCGCAGCAAAAGCAATACATGATGAACATAAATCAACAATGTATAAAGCTACACAACCACATCAAGGAGATGCTGGGCATTTAGCAACATATATAAATCATACAGTCAGAACAGGTGAAACTCCATCTGCTGAAGGACTTAAAAAGCATATAGCTAGTAAGTATAAAAAAGAGATTGATAAGTTAAAAACACCAGCAGCACAATCTCGTAAAGCAAGTGAAGCTAATAAGCATGCAGACCATATAGATAACAATAAAGAACACTATAATAATTTGTTGAAAATGCATCATCATTTACAGCAAGCAAAAGATATATTAGTTAATAATTTAAACCAACATGAGGGCGGTTTAGAACACCATATTGGTAAAAAGAGAACAAATCCAGAAGGGTTTGTTATCAATCATGCTGGTGAACCAACAAAATTAGTTAATAGAGCAGAATTTAGTAAAGCCAACCTTTTAAAAGTGAGAAAATGAAGACCTTTTTAGAATTAGTAGAAGAAAAACAATCGACACATAAACCTGTGGTGGTAGGTTTTGGTCGTATGAATCCTCCTACATCAGGTCATCTAAAACTTATTGATAAGGTTAGAGAAATAGCAGATAAAAACAAAGCTAAACATAAAGTTATTGTTACTCATACACAAGATTCAAAAAGAAATCCATTATCAGGCCAACAAAAACTTAAACATTTAAAAAGATATTCACCTGGTACTAATTTTGAAACATCTTCAAAAGACCATCCAACTATATTACATCATGCTGCTAAATTGCATGCTCAAGGACACGACCATTTGATTATGGTTGCTGGTTCTGATAGAGTTAAAGAATATCAGGACTTATTACACAAATACAATGGTAAAGAAGGACAACACGGTTACTTCAATTTCAAAAAGATAGAAGTTAAGTCAGCAGGCCATCGTGATCCAGATTCGGAAGGTGCAGAAGGTATGTCTGGTACAAAGATGAGAGAACACGCTAAGAACAATGATTTCTCATCATTTAGACAAGGTGTTCCATCTCATGTTCCTGACCATCACGCTAGAGAATTAATGAAAGATGTTCGTAGAGGCATGGGTCTTAATGAACAATTCGATAGAGGTATGTTTAAAGCAATATTTGTGACTGGTGGTCCAGGTTCAGGTAAAGATATTGTTATTCGTGAAGCTATTGCTGAATCAAAGATTACTGAATTAAACTTTACACAAGTGGTAGATATTCTTAACGATAAACAAAAACTTGCTATGAAATCAATGAATCCTAGAAATGAAGCAGTCAGAACAAGAGGTCCATTAATTATCAACGGTCCAGCTGATGATTTAGAAAAAATCAATCATATCAAAGAAGAATTAGAAGAACTTGGTTACGAAACCATGATGATTTTTGTCAATACAACTAACGAAGTATCTAAAGAAAGAAATACTTTACTATCCAGAATGATGGTTGAATCTATTAGACAGGATAAGTGGAGTAAATCTCAAGAAAATACTAAATATTTCATTGAGGCATTTAACAACTTTGTTGCCTTTGATAATACAGGTTATATTGATACAAAAGAAGAAGATATCAATGACATCTATCAATCAACAAAGATATTTTTAGATGCTAAGGCGATAAACGAAACAGTTGATGATTGGTATTTGAGAAACATTAACTTGAATGAAAAAGTTAATGAATTATTCAATGAAAAAGATGCCAAAGGTATTCAACTTAAAACTGTAGGTAAATATAATGCTTTCTATAAAGCAAAAGGTCCTGCAGATATTAAAAGAGATAATCGCACAAGTAGATTTAGTGTTACAAGTGACAATACACTAAAAGGTGACCAAATTAAAGGTAATGTATTACCTAGAAAAGACCCAAACGGTCAAGGTCATTCGGGTGGTTCTTGGTCTGGTGCTTATAATGAAGCAGCACCAACATTAACTTGGAATAAACCACCAAAAGAACCAAACTTTAATTATGACAATGATAAGAACAAGAAGTTAAAAAGAGGTAATAGTTCATTAAGTGCTGGTCGAGTGACTCAACCACCAGGCTTAGGAAGAACATACGATACAAGAGCAGGTGGTCAAGGTGCCGCAGCAGGTGCCGGACTTGGCGACCAAACATATAGCGAAGATAGAGAATATAGTAACGCAAGTCAGAACGGTACAGCAATGCTAGGTGCTAAATTAGAACCTAATCCATTAGCAGAAAAGAAACCGTTTAATAAATTTAGAAAAAGCATTAAAGAGTTTAATGGCTTTCAAAATGATGTAGAATCTGGTGTTGGTGGTGTCTTGGGCGGTTCAGACAATAAAGAACGTATGGACAGTTATAAAGACCCTATTAGACATATACAAAATGACTATTCATTAAAGAAGAAGAAGAAAAATGCTAAAATTTAAACAATATCTTGACGAAGTTAAGAAACCTACAGGTGCCTTAAAAAAGGCTTGTTGGAAAGGTTATACAGCAATTGGTACTAAACAAAAGAATGGTAGAACAGTACCAAACTGTGTACCTGAAGAAGTAGAACAAGTAAATGAAATAGACAAAGAAACAGTTAAGAGATATTTGGATAAAGTTACAACAGACCAATTAAAAAAGACTGGCTATCAACCTGATATGTATGGTAAATTAGTACCAAAAAGACAAAAAGGTGTTGATAACGCATTTAAGAGATTACAAGTTAAGCCTACAACAGAAGAACTTGAAGAATTGTTTGATATTTTAGAAGAAGTAGTTGATGGCATCGCAGAAGAAAGTAATATTGATCCAGATATTCTTTGGGAAAATCTTGAAGATGTTTCAGATGAAGAACTATACGAAACTGCCGCTTGGCGCAGAAAAGAAGGTAAAAGTCCTACAGGTGGTTTAAATGCAAAAGGAATTGCTTCTTATCGTAGAGAGAATCCAGGATCTAAATTAAAAAAGGCCGTTACAGGCAAAGTAAAACCAGGAAGTAAAGCCGCTAAACGCAGAAAATCATTCTGTGCTAGAATGGGTGGAATGCCTGGACCAATGAAAAAACCAGATGGTAAACCAACAAGAAAAGCACTCGCATTACGCAAGTGGAAATGCAGATAAAGGAGAAATAAAAATGTTTCAAAAAGATAAAGTAACCCAATCAATGATTGATGCCGTTAACCAAGTATTAGGAGAGGCTAAAGTTGAACCAGCTAAACCTGATCCAGAGGCTATTGCTCGTAAAAAGAAACTAGACGCATTACGAGATAAACAAGATGCTGAAAAGGCAGAAAAAGGACATTCTCCATCTGCTACCCGTAAGGTTGCTGGTCATGCTTACGGTGGTGCTAAACAAAAAGATGATGAAATGGATGAAGAAGTTAAATTAGATGAAGCTGAAATGGATGAATCTGGCTTACGCATGGCTGCACATGCTGCTCACAAAGCAGGCCAATCACATTTTGAATTCAAAGGCAAAAAATATCCAGTTAAGGTTACAGAAGATGGTAAAGTTGATTGTGACTATGCTAAAGTTAAAGATATTGCTAGAAAAGAAGTTAAGGGTCATGAAAAATCAATGCATAAAGAAGAATTATCTTTTGCTAAGAAATTAAAATCAATGTTAGAAGCAAAAGGTCCTTTAGCAGGTGCTCCTGACGTATTCACCGATAACAATCTTGGTGAAGAAGAAATGTCTGATGCTCAAATGAAGAAAAGAGAAAAAATTGTAATGAGCATGAAAGATAAAACTGCTCAGTTTAAAGCAAAGTATGGTAAAAATTGGAAAAATGTAATGTATGCTACTGCTACTAAGCAAGCGATGAAAGAAGATGCAGACATTACTAAACCTAATACAGAAAATAAAGGTGAAACAAAAGAAAGACAAAAGATTACTACTAATCCAGGTCCTGTAGATATCAAAACAGATGACAAATTAGGTAAACCTACTCCACAAGCTTATTTCACATCTAAAGAATTAGAGCAAGTAACACAAGAAGAAGTTATGGGTGAATTAAAACATTTACGCCATAAAGAAAAAGGAGAGCATAAAAAGAGAGTGTCTGATTTTAAAAAACATCACGACAAACATCAAGTAGATGATGGATGTGACCATTATCAAGAAGATATTGAATTTGATTTAATCGATGAAGGTAAAGATGATGGTGATTATACTCATGTTGCTCACTACGAAGACAATGATGGTAACTGGATGGCTAAATTATTAATCGATGCTGAACATGACGGTCATGCTATTGAAACAGCAAACAAAGCTATGGGTAAAGGTCCATTTGCTGGTTTAAGAGTTCGTAAGATTGAACGAGTAATGAAAGTTCATGACGGTAGAATGCAAGAAGAAGTAGAACAACTTGATGAGTTGGATCCAAAAACTTTAGCATCATATGCTAAGAAAGCCTCTCATGATGCTCGTATTAAACAAACAGTAGCTAGAGATTTTCTTGCTAAATCTAATACAGCTAGAAGTCCAAGAAAAAAAGAAACATGGTCTAGTCTTTCTAAAAAGTACCAAAGTGGTGCATGGAAAAGAGAAAAAGGCCATGATTTAGCTATTGATAAGTTAGCTAAAGAAGATGTAGAATATATTGATGAAGGCAAGATGAAAGATATCTACACTTCAATGATGATGCATGCTGATAAAAAAGGTTATAAGAGCCATAAAGAATTTACACCAGCTGATTATACTGCTGTAGGTAAAGAACATGGTATTTCAGGTAAAGATTTAGCAGTAATTGCTGGTCATAAAACAGCATCACAAGTTGCTAAAGAAGAAACTGAAGTTGAAATCAATGAAGGCAAAATGAAAGATATCTACACTTCAATGATGAACCATGCTGATAAAAAAGGATACAAAAGTCATAAAGAATTTACTTCAGCAGACTACAATGCAGTAGGCAAAGAACATGGCATTTCAGGTAAAGATTTAGCAGTTATTGCTGGTCATAAAACAGCATCACAAGTTGCTAAAGAAGAAGCAGAAGGTTCATGGCAAAAAGAATCACCATGGAAAAAATCACCTGGTACTGTAACAGATAAGTCTGGTGCTAAACATACACCAATGTCTAGAGTTAAAGATATTGCTAAACAAGCACTAAAAAAAGTAAAACAAGAAACAATGATGGGTAAAATTTCTAACTAAAGAGAACAACATGGCTAAAACACTAAAAGATGTAATTAAAAAGAATATTGCACCAGCAAGCAGATTTGGAAAAAATCCATCTGATCCTTGGTCAGTAAAATCTAATATCAATGAAACAGCTATGCTAGATAAATTCTTATCATCTAGAGGAATTAATCCTAAATTTGCTGCCGTTGATACAAAAGATGCTTATGCTAAATCTAATGAATTTAAGAAATGGTTAAGAGACCATCAATCAGGCACTCAAATGGAAGATATGACAACTAGCCGATATGCTGGTGATGCTCGTTCTAAAGATGTTCATTCACCTACAGCACAAAGAGAAAAAGATTTAGAAAAGGTTAGTAAACATCACGAAATTAAACCTGTTCATACAAATTCATCAAAGGTTGTTACTATGAAAAAACCAACAAGTGAAGCAGCTCATCCTGATGAAAAGACCACAGATATGCTTCGTGGTCGTGTCAAAGGTGGTAAACCAAACGAGTTTAAGAGTTATAAGATTAGAATTTCTAAAGAAGAAGTTGAATACACTACAGAAATAGCAGCTTCAGTAATGGCTTCAAAATTAAATAAAGACGCAGATGAAAATCGCACTAGCATTGATGCTGAAGAATTGACTACAGACACTTTAGCTGGTAGAGTTAAAGGCGGTAAAGCTAATGCTGTATTATCATATAAAATTAGATTATCTCATGCTAAAGGTGAAGATGCTGATACTTTAGATGTAACAAAAGAACCAGAAGATTCTAGTTTTCCACACAGAGAACAGTTTGAAATACAAGAAGACTTAATAGGTGATACAAAATCAGCAACAATTTCACCAGCAGATGGAGCAAACGGTGGCGCAGAATCTGTTACAAAAAAATTATCTAGAAAAGCTCAATTAATTTTAGGTGTAGTTAAAAAAAGAGCTATGAAAGAAGATATGCATGATTGGGAAAAAGAAGATAAATCTGTAGCATCTTATGGTAAAAAACCTAAATTTGAAAAGCAAGAAGATAAGAATGCAGAAAATAATAATGGTGAAAAGAAATCTGAAGCTGCAGGCACATTATCTGGCGGTACTACACTAACAGGTGAGAAAAGAGATACAGTAGAACTTGATCCATTGATGAGAAGTCGTCCTAATCAACCAGATCCAACAAAGAAGAAAGACGACAAAAAAGATGACAAGAAAGACAAGCCTAAAGAAGCACCAAGAGGCTAGATTAGATAAATACTTAACATAACTAACCCGAGGTTAAAAGGAGAAAAGAAATGCCAACATGGGGAAATACCGATACTGGTAATCAAAAACCAAAGTTTGACTATTTACGTCAAACAAGAGAAGTTTTACAATTTATAGTTTCATCTGGTAATACAGCAGGAAATAACGTAATTAGAGTTAGTTACAACGATGGCGCACAAAACAATGTAGCCAATGCTGGTGTAACTTCAGGTCAATATGTTTATTTCATGGCAAACGGATTTGCACTACCTGGCGGCACAGCAGGTAATGGTTATCCAGGTTTCTTTGCATCAAATACAACAGTAGCATCAGTTAGTGGTAACACAATTACATTAACACAAAACTTATTCAATACAGTAAACGTAGGTTTTGGTGTTGAATTTGACAATGCTATCAATTATGGAACAACAGCAGGTGCAAATACTTATTTCCTAGATACTATTTTAGTTACAGCATCTCGCACAGCAAATGGTAATAACGCAATTGCAAACGTAGGTAATATGACTGCTGGTTGGGTTCATATTCAAAAGAAAGTGAACAGCGACGGTACAGTTCGTTACTTAAAAGAAACATTAGTTGCTTTAGCGAATGCTACTGCTTCAAATACAAGTTCAGGTAACACAAGCTTTGGTTCTATTGTAACTGGTTTATAATGATTAAGTTTCATGATTTCGTTGTTGAGGAATTAAATTTTCCTGTAATAACTCTTGATAAAGAGAAAGTAGACCTTGATAAGGAATCTACTCGCAACGAAATCAATAGAAACCTATCATCTGAATTAGTTACTAATTTTATTAATCCTTATGCTGGCTGGTTAAAAGTTGGAAAAGTATTAACACTCTATAACATTACATTACCTAAGGTAATATTTAAAAATGATATAGAAGGCGAAGAAGTTGTTGCTATAACACAATTTGGTGCAGACCTTTCGGGTAAGGAATCTGCACCACAATTGCCTTATGAAGAAGAATATTATTTGTATTATAGTTATGAAGTTGTTGAATCTGGTTTATATGAAGCTTATGCTGTTATTGTAAACGGTGATGAATTAGAAAATATGCTTGAAGCTGATGACGAAGATGATGATGACATTGACGTTTTAGGACCTAAAAGCGAATTAGATTATAGAAAATAGTTAAATTATATTATGATTGATAATTTGACAGAAGAAAACTTTTTGATATATGCTATGAAGTGCTATAATGCACCTAATTACATTATGTCAGAATTTGAAGGAGATATTAAGAGAACAAAATATCTTAAACGATTATTTCGTAGATATAAAACCAATAAATCTCTTAAAGAACGATTAATTCTAAATCATATTATTTTGTTGAATAATGTTTTTGGTCCAAAAGTGACCGCAAGAATATTATTCTACAAGATAGATGAACGAGATTATGATATATTGAAAACATTTTTATTGTATGTAAATATATTACCAGACTTAATAGAAGGTATTAATGGCAAATCAATTAATACATCTGAAATACCTGTAGACATGACTGTTGCTGAAAAATTAAGGAATCTATGAAATCATTTAAAGAATATATCAAAGAAATGGGTGCAGGTGCTGTAGGTAGTGCTGGTCCAACTAATGTAGTTGGCGGTGGTGCAATTGCAGGTACAGGCGGTAAAGGCGGAGAACCTGGCGTTGATTTAAGAAAAAGGAAAAGAAATACACATAATCCAGTTATGATGGGTATTGGTAGAAGGAAATAATTATGTTCTTTCCTGAGTTTCTATCATATAATTGGATATTAGGTTACATACCTACTTGGGTTCCTATAGCAATTATTTGTTTTGGTGTCTTTCTAGCTATTCTAGAAATGACTTTTGAAATGTTGCAACTTATTCCTTACGGTTATAGGTTGCCTTTAAGAATAATCACTATTGTGATTCTTGCTCACGGTATCTATATAAAAGGACGCCAAGATGCAATTGTTCATGCTGAAGAAGAATTGAAGAAAACTGTAGCTGAACAAAAAGATGTAACTAATAAGGTACAACAAGATTTTACTAGACAACTTAATGATGTGAGAGCTAAAAATGAAGCACTTAAAAAAACTATTAATACCAAAGACGATACTATGTGTGATTTGCCTAAGTCTTTTGTCGAGTTGCACGACAGCGCTGCTAAAGGCACCGTTCCCGACACCTCCAAAAGAATTGATGGTACCTCCTCCGGAGTTGCACTCTCTACAGCAGAACAAACAGTAGTAGAAAATTATAGTTTATATAATCAAATAGCAGAACAATTAAAAGCTTTACAATATTGGGTAGATGAACAAAGGAAATTACACTAATGACACTTGAGCAATTAAAAAAAATACTAGTGGGAAATACTTCAGTTGATGGATGGTTTGAATCACTCAACAAATTTTTACCACAATACGGAATTAATACAAATAAAAGAATTGCAGCCTTTATTGGTGAATGTTCAGTTGAATCTGCTAATTTTACAAGAATTAAAGAGAATTTAAATTACAAAGCAGAATCATTAGTTAAAGTGTGGCCTTCACATTTTGCTACATTAGATATTGCTAAACAATACGAACACAATCAAGAAAAGATTGCTAATCGTGCTTACGCTGGTCGTATGGGTAATGGTGACGAATCTAGTGGTGATGGTTGGAAATTTGCAGGTAAAGGTTTAATTCAAATTACAGGCAAAGTTAATTATGAAAAATTTGCTGAATCAATAGGTAAAGATATTGAAGAATTACCAGAATACTTATTGACATTTGATGGTGCTACAGAATCGGCTTGCTGGTTTTGGAAGACACACAATTTAAATGCTTTAGCTGATACCGGTGACATTGATAAAATATCAAAAGTTATCAATGGTGGTACTTTAGGATTAGAAGAAAGACGAACAAACTATCAACATGCTTTGAATATATTAGGAGGTTAATATGGCAATGCCAGATTTTATTACACATTTGGTTACAGGTAAAGACAATAAGACACACGATATTGCTCGTTGGTCTTGGTTATTAACAACATTGGTTGTTATTGTTGGTGCAGGTTATAACGCTTACACATCAAATCTATTTGGTCTAAAAGATTTTGCACAAGCAATCGGTATGTTAGCTGGTGCTCATGGTGCAGCTGTATGGGCGAAAAAAGATACTGAACCAGAAGCACCAGAACCTGATGCAGTACCAGATGCAGAACCTGATCCAGAAAAATAATGGATAACAACGATTTACTTGGTACTAAAATAGATGTAGGTGTGCTGAAAGAACAAGTAAGCACACTTACTCAACTTTGTTCCAAGATGGATACCGTGATTTCGAGATTAAACGAACAACACGACAGACATATCGCAAAGGTTTATACCGACATGGAACATAGAAGATTAGAAACAGAAGCCGATGTAAAAGAAATTCATGATAGAATTGATACTGTTCTTGATAAGGTACAAAATACAGAATTAAGAATCATGGAAGAAATTAAAGGGCTTCGTAAATGTATTCAAGACCATCAATCTAAAGAAAAAGAACAATTAGACAAACTTCTACAATGGAAATGGATGATTGTTGGTGGTATCATTGTAGTATCATGGTTATTATCTCACGGATTAGAAATTCTATCACAAATTTCAAAATAACTTGACATCCAAGTAGTTTTATAGTATTATCCTTACATTATGAGTATTTTTATTGACAGACAATTCCTGCTTCGTGCATCGCCAAAATTAATAAGGTTTACCAAAAAGAAGGACGACCTTTATAATTTCAGATGTCCTCTATGTGGCGATTCTACAAAAAACAAAACTAAATCTCGTGGCTATGTGTTTAGAAAGAAGAATGATTATTTCTATATGTGCCATAATTGTGGTGTTAGTACCACATTCTACAATTTTCTAAAGCAAGTTGATCCATCTCTTGTTGCTGAATACACAATGGAAAGATATAAAAATGGAGAAACAGGCAACAACAATTATCCAAAACCACAATTTGAAGAATTCAAAACGGCAACACCAACATTTAAAAAATCAATCAATTTACCATCCATCGATTCATTACCAGATGAACATTTTGCCAAAAAATATGTTATTGGCAGACAAATACCAAAACACTTTCACACACAACTATATTATGCGGAAGACTTTAAATCATTTGTAAAAGATTTGGGTTTAGAAAAAGATTTAATTGATAATGATAAACGATTGGTCATTCCATTTTATGATAAAGATAAAAATCTAATTGCTTTCCAAGGAAGAGCATTAGGTGAATCTAAATTAAGATATATTACTTGTAAACTTCAAGATAATAATAAAAAGGTGTATGGTCTTGATAGAGTAATTAATGATTTACTACCAATCTATGTTGTAGAAGGTCCAATTGATTCATTGTTTATAGACAACTGTGTAGCAACTGCGGATTCTAATCTGGAATCAATTTTGGACACATTTGACAAGAGTAAAGTCGTATTGATATATGATAATGAACCAAGAAATAAAGAAATTGTAAAGAAGATGGAGAAATCAATTGACGAGCATTTCAATGTCGTTATTTGGCCAAAATATATAACAGAAAAAGATGTTAATGATATTATCAAATCTGGATTTACACAAGATGAATTGCTAGATATTATTAAAGACAATACTTTCCAAAACCTACGAGCAAAAATGGAGTTTGTAAATTGGAAAAAGAACTAGCTAATTGGATAAAAAGAATCTCCGAGAAAAGAGATGAACTTGGTGGATTTCAAATATGTCCATTTGCTAAAAAAGCATTTCAAGATAAAAAAGTTTTTGTAACCGAGTTTAATGAAGAACCGGAATCATATATACTCTCATACATAAAAACTTTTAATTCTATTTATGATTTTGAGCTAATTATTTTTGTTAATACGATTAATAAATTCACGAATGATGAGCTATTAGATTTAATAAGTAAGCTACAGGCAAAAAGAGATGACTTAATCTTTTTAAAAGACCATCCAGCAGATCCTGGTTTTATTAATGGAGTAAACACAGGTAATGGTCATTATCCAATAATACTTGCCCAATCAAGAGATAAATTATTAAGTGCTCGTGAGAGTTTAAAGAAAACAAAATATTACGATTACTGGTCAGAAGAATACAAAAACGAAATTTGGAAATACGGAGAAAAGGCGAATACATGAACTATCTAGGAATTGAAATTGATTTACAACGAGATAAATTATTTGATGAGTTGGGAATAAAAAGATTAAAAGAATCATACATGAGAGAAGATGAAGAATCTCCACAACACAGATTCGCATTTGTATCTAAATCATTTGCATCAAATCCAGAACACGCACAAAGATTATATGATTATGCTTCAAAGCATTGGTTATCATATGCTACTCCTATTTTATCTTTTGGTCGTTCTAAAAAAGGAATGCCAATTTCATGTTTCTTAAATTATATTGAAGATACATCACAAGGTCTAGTAGATAATCTATCTGAAACAAATTGGTTATCAATGTATGGTGGCGGTGTTGGTATCGGTTTTGGTATTCGCTCTGCTGATGATAAATCAACTGGTGTTATGCCTCATCTTAAAATCTATGATGCGTCCTCACTAGCCTATCGTCAAGGAAGAACACGAAGAGGTTCTTATGCTGCCTATCTAAACATATCTCATCCTGATATCATTCCGTTCTTGGAGATGAGAAAACCTACAGGTGATCCAAACGTAAGATGTTTGAATCTTCACCATGGAATAAATATTACCAATGACTTCATGACTCTTGTTGAAAAGTCAATGTTAGACCCTAATGTAGATGATTCTTGGGAATTAAAAGATCCACATTCAGGTGAAGTCAGAGAAGTAGTTTCAGCAAAGATGCTGTGGCAAATGATTATTGAATTACGGATGCACACAGGTGAACCATACATTCACTATATTGACACCAGTAATGAACATTTACCTCAATGGTTAAAAGATAAAGGATTAAAAGTCCACCAATCAAATCTTTGCTCTGAAATCATATTACCAACAAATGAACAACGAACAGCTGTATGTTGTTTATCATCACTTAATTTGGAGACCTATGATGAGTGGAATAAAGATGCCAATTTCTTGCATGACGTTGCTGAAATGTTGGATAATGTTCTTACATATTTTATTGATAACGCTCCTGACACTATTAGTCGTGCTAGATACTCCGCTCAGCGAGAGAGAAGTATTGGTATTGGTGCTCTTGGATGGCATGCTTATTTACAGCGCAATGGTATTGCTTTTGAGGGCGTTATGGCGAAAGTTGCTAACAATAGGATCTTCAAACATATCAGAGAAGGATTAGATAATGCAAATAAAAAATTGGGTAAAGAACGTGGAGAAGCACCTGACGCCGAAGGTACGGGTAACCGCTTTAGTCATCTTATGGCTATTGCTCCTAACGCTAGTAGTTCAATCATTATGGGTAACACTAGCCCTAGTATTGAGCCTTATCGTGCTAATGCATATAGACAAGATACTTTAAGCGGTTCATTCTTAAATAAGAACCGTTGGTTAGATGAATTACTCATCAGAGTATCAAAAGATAAACCAGAAAATTGGTATGATGACACATGGTCATCTATTATTGCTAATGATGGTTCAGTCCAACATTTAGAATGGATGTCGGAGAATGATAAAGCAGTATTCAAGACAGCAATGGAAATTGACCAACGCTGGGTTATTGAATTAGCTGCTGATAGACAACAATATATTGACCAAGCTCAATCACTAAACTTATTCTTTAGACCTGATGCTAACATTAAATATGTTCATGCTATACATTTCATGGCATGGAAAAAAGGATTAAAGACTTTATACTATTGCCGTTCAGAAAAGATTGGTAAAGCAGATAAAGTATCTAAACGAATTGAAAGACAAGTTATTAAAGAAATTGATATGACGCAAATCGCTCAAGGAAATGATTGTATAGCTTGTGAAGGTTAATGAATAACAAATATGTATGGTGGATTATGAGAGCAGTTGAGATGATAACCTGTATTCATATTATTGTGAATATATGGTGGCACTGGTAATGAAAAAATTTGATATTAAATGGATAGCATTAACAATATTCATCATAGCAGGAACATCAGTAGCATTAAAAATGCCATGGTTGAAATGGTCTTTTCCTGGTTTTGTTATTGCTCATGGAATATTAGTGTATGACTTTGCAAGAACACACAAGAATCTTCCTTTATTATTACAGAATTCTTATTTCTTTATAGTAAACATAATAGCAACATATATTTGGTTTTTTAAATGAAAAAAAAACATTACAAAAGCATATTCATTTCTGATATACATTTAGGTACAAAAGATTGTAAAGCCGAATATGTTAATAACTTCCTAAAACACCACACATGCGATAACCTATATCTTATAGGTGATATTATTGATGCATGGAAGATACAACAGAATAAATGGAGATGGAAACAAAGCCATTCTAATGTTGTTCGTAGAATATTAGGTCATGCTAAAAGAGGAACAAAGGTTACATACATAACAGGAAATCATGATGAGTTTTTACGACCAATGATTCCATACGGTCTAAACTTTGGTGTAATTGATATAGTAAATCAAGCAGAACACATTGGTATTGACGGTAAACACTATTTGGTTATACATGGTGATATGTTTGATGGTATTACAAGACTAGCACCTTGGATTTGTTTTCTTGGTGATAAAGCCTATGATTTTGTATTAGACCTTAATAATAAATTCAATTGGTTTAGACATAAATTAGGATTTGGTTATTGGTCTTTGAGTCAGTATTTAAAACATAAAGTTAAGAAATCAATGGACTTTATGTTTCATTTTGAAGATAACTTAGCACAGTATTGCAAGAAAAGAGGATTTGATGGCGTTATTTGTGGTCATATTCATAAACCAGAAATTAAAAGAGTTAATGATATGGTATACATGAACGATGGTGATTGGGTCGAGAGCTGTTCAGCACTTGTTGAACATTTAGATGGTAAATGGGAAATAGTTTTTTGGCAAAAGGAAATTTAATGGATAGCAAAGTAAAAGATTTAGCATCAAATAGAACATATTTTAAGCCTTTCAATTATCCATGGGCTTATGACGCATGGTTAAAGCACGAACAATCACATTGGTTACATACAGAAGTACCAATGATGGAAGACGTGAAAGACTGGAAAAAGAAATTAACAAACGAAGAAAAACAATTCTTAACACATATTTTTAGATTCTTTACACAAGGTGACATTGATGTTGCAGGTGGCTATGTTAAGAATTATTTGCCATACTTTCCACAACCAGAAGTTAGAATGATGTTGATGGGCTTTGCAGCTCGTGAAGCACTTCATGTTGCAGCTTACTCACATCTGATTGAAACTTTAGGTTTACCTGAAACAACATACAATGAATTTTTAGAATATGCTGAAATGAAAGAGAAACATGATTATGTTTTAGATATATCAGCACAGAATACCACAAAAGAAAATACCGCAACACATATTGCTGTGTTTTCAGCATTTACAGAAGGTATGCAATTGTTTTCATCATTCATTATGCTATTGAACTTTCCACGTCATGGTAAAATGAAAGGCATGGGCCAAATTGTTACATGGTCTATTGTAGATGAAACACAACATTGTGAATCCATGATTAAATTATTCAGAACATATATAGAAGAAAATCGTGAAATATGGACAGACGATTTAAAGAGCAGAATTTACACCATTGCTGAAAGAATGGTTGAACTTGAAGATAAGTTTATTGACCTAGCATTTGATATGGGTCAAATGGAAGAATTAACATCAGAAGATGTTAAGAAGTATATTCGTTATATAGCAGACCGCCGATTAATCTCATTAGGTTTAAAAGGTGTGTTTAAAGTGAAAAGGAATCCTTTACCATGGGTAGAGGAGATGATTAACGCACCAACGCACACCAACTTCTTTGAGAACAGAGCAACAGATTACGCAAAAGGCGCATTGTCTGGTGATTGGAGTGATGTTTGGGCTCATTAAGGAACTCAAATGACAAACAAAACTTTAGTAGGCGAATGCCTTAACTGTGATTCATCTTACGGCATTCAATTCGTAAATGAATTAGTATCAAAAGAACTACCAGAATATTGTCCATTCTGTGGTGAAGTAATCGAAGATATTCAAGAAGAATATATAGATGAAGAAACTACAGAAGATGATGACGGACAATGGGACTAAATTGGCAATATAAAGGTAAAGACTTTACAGAAGAGCAGATAGAAGATAATTACGGATTTGTATATCTTATAACAAATATAACAAACAATAAGAAATACATTGGTAAAAAATTCTTCTATTCTGCTAAAACAAAACAAGTAAAAGGCAAAAAGAAAAAGTATAAAGCTTTTTCCGATTGGCAAACTTACTATGGAAGTAGTGACATATTGAAGCAAGATGTGTTACAATTAGGTCTTGAAAATTTTAGTAGAGAGATTATTCACCTATGTAAATCAAAAGGTGAATGTAGTTATCTGGAAACTAAAGAACAATTTATTCGTGATGTAATATTAAGTGATGATTACTATAATACATGGATAATGTGTCGAGTTAGAAAATCACATATAAAGGATTACATTGAGCGATATACCAGAAACATTGAGAGAATTTAAAAAAGGCGACCATGATGCCTTTTATTTTGTAGCATCACCTAAAGAAAAGGATGGTAGCTCAACTATTCATTTTGAAGGATTCATGTATAATAATCCAGGTGTGTATGAAACCTATGAATTAGGTCAAATGTATCAAATTATATTGTATAGAGAGGATAAAGAAGGCCTCACTAAAGATTTAGATTTATTTGAAGGCATACTATTAGACCCATACTATTATGTTTCAAAATTATTATCAGGTGGTTGGTATGGTGTAGTAGCAAAGAAATCAACTACATCACACGAATTTGTTGATGAAGCGTATGCAGCACTTAAAAAAACAGAGTTACCAGAATGACAGAAGAAATTAAAGAAGAATATTCAGGTCCAACGATACAAGAAAGGACTGCCAACAAGACCCACGAACTATTGGGTGAAGTTGAAGGTCTATTTGATAATTATATCAAAGATTGGGCTGATATAAAGAATTATTCTTTCCTATACAACATAGGCGTTAAACCTATGCACGCTAAAGCTATTGTATATCATGCTCAAGAACAAATTAAAGCATGGAACGAAGCATTGGTATCAGAAGACGAACAAATTAAAGAAGCGTATAGTTGTTATACCAAAACACAGATGCGTAAGTGTATAACATGGTGGGAAAAGATTATTGAAGATTGTAACCGCATAATTGAAGATGGCAAATTTTTAAGAAAAGATAAGAAGTTTAGAAAGAAACTTACCGGTAAAGCTAAAATCAGGTTGACAAAGTAATAAAAGTATAGTATCCTTGCTATATTGAATCTTATAGGATTATATTATGATACTCGTGGACTTAAATCAGGTGCTGTTAGCAGGTCTTATGGCACAAATAGCAAATCAAAAGAATACCAAGTTAGAAGAAAATCTAATTCGGCATATGGTATTAAACATCATCAGAACTCATGTTAAGAACTTCAAAGGTGAATATGGTGAAGTCATATTATGCTGTGATAATAGAAAGTATTGGCGTAAAGAAGTATTTCCATTCTACAAGGCAGGTCGTAAGAAGACCAGAGAGAAATCTGATTTAGATTGGCATTTAATCTTTGATATGTTATCTAAATTCAAAGAAGAACTTAAAACAAACTTTCCATATAAAGTGATTGATGTTGAAGGTGCTGAAGCAGATGACATCATTGGTACCTTGGTACCTAGATTTGCACCACATCAAAAGATATTGATATTATCAAGTGATGGTGACTTCTTGCAATTACAACAATATGGTGCAAATGTTAAACAATATAATCCATCACAAAAGAAATATGTTAAATCAGATAACCCCATACTTGATTTAAAAGAAAAGGTTATTCGTGGTGATAAGGGTGATGGTATTCCTAATATGTTTTCTCCATCAGATTGTTTTGTCCGTGATTTAAGACAAAAACCTATCACTCAAAAAGTCATGGAGAAGTATTTGAATGAAAACGTGGAAGATTATTCTGAAACTGATAAAGCCAACTATGCTAGAAATAGAACATTGATTGACTTAACAATGATACCTAAAGATGTCCAAGAACGTATCATAAATACATATGATGAAATTAAACCAGCACCTAAAAGTAAATTGATAAATTATTTTATGGAACATAAACTAAAAAATCTAATGGAAGTAATTGAGGAGTTTTAAATGAAAAATATCTATGAAGTGCTTGATGAATTTGAAGAAGCCAACACCAAAGAAGAAAGAATGGCTGTCATACAAAAGAACCTATCACAAACTCTAGTTGGTGTCTTCCAATTAGCATATCATCCAGATTATCAATGGTATTACGATTCAATGCCAGAAGATTATATTGTACCTGATACATTACCTGGTATTTCACGCAATCAATTATCAACGGAAATTCGTAAAATGTATCTCTTTAGAAAAGGAGATCCTGGTGCTGCTAATCTAACACCTGAAAAAAGAAAACAATTATTATTACAATTATTAGAATCTATTGAACCTCGTGAAGCAGAAGTTATCATTGGCATCTTTAGAAAAGATTTAGGTGTAAGAGGTTTGACTTATGATTTTGTAAAAGAGGCATTCCCTAACCTTCTTCCATGAAAGCCAAGGAGTAATATCCAAATATACCAAAAGATTATTGATTTTATCTCTATTTTTAGGTATAAGTAGGTATGCTCCGTTTTGATGATAATAATACCAAATAGCTCTTGACAAAGAGCTAAATCTATGATATAATGGTAGTATAAAAATGATGAAGGATTATACTATGATTATACACATGAGAACACCCAAGTCTAAACCAAAGAAACCAAACAAACAAAAACACGAACAATATGTAGCATGGTTAAAATCTCATGCTCCAAAACAGATTGTTGCCACTCGTGAACTCAAAAAAATCCCACCATTTCGTAGAGAAACACCACACTATCCATCTTTAAATATGGAAGTTGGTGTAGCTACAAAGAAAGCCCCTGTTCAATATACAGGTGATGCCATGTTAGGTGTTGCTACTATGCACAAGAGTAATAGTGTTCCTGTATTTCAACAAAAAGACGCTGAAGACATTTCAAGGATGCGAAGATGATAGCCTATAAACCAAGTAGTAATATTATTCATTTTGAATTTGATACTCGCAAAGAGATTACTACAACCTTTTTCCGTATTCAAGAATATTATGAATCACCATTAGAAGGCCTAGTAGGCAAAAAGTTTTCGGTATATGATTTCTTAATTGAATCTATGGATAACATGGGTAATTTAAATTACTTCAATTTTTGGACAGGCTTTAACTTTCCGGATTATATTCTTAAAGAATGGATTAAATTAAATCCACAAAAAGAATGGACACCTAAAGAAAAAGAACTAATTGATAAAATCAAAGAGAAGGTCAATTGGAATGAAAAGTTTTATGTCATTGGTTCATTAAAGACGGATAAGACTGCATATAGGCATGAAATGGCGCATGCTCATTATTATACTGAAACCTTATATAAGGTTGATATGGACATTTTAACACATAGGCTATTGAGTAAGCATAAGAAACAATACCAAATCATTCGTAAGCATTTAATAAAACTTGGTTATAATACCAAAGTTATTATGGATGAAATTCAAGCATACCTATCTACCGAACCAAAGAAATTTTTAATTGAAGAATTTGGTATCAATTATGAAGAATTATCACCACTTATTAAAAGATACCAAAAGACATTCAAACAATACCGTGAGCAATCATATGAGCTTGAGGTATACCAATAGTTGTTGTAAAAAAACAACAAATGCCAAATAAAGTGCTTGACTGGCAAGTATTCTTGTAGTATAATGGTCTCATATTAATTAGAAAGGTTTATATGGAACTAGTGCAGTCAAAATCACTTCTTGCCAAGTTAATGGCAACAGAAAATCTTATCGTAGAGCAACGCAATGTTGATACGGCATCTTTTGATGTTAAGAACCGTGTTTTAACCGTACCTGTGCTTGATAAGAATATATCAGGTTACCTATATGACCTTTTCATGGGTCACGAAGTAGGCCATGCTTTATACACACCTAGCGAAGGTATGTTAAAAGCTAATGAACTTGAAATACCAATGTCACTTATGAATGTCCTTGAAGATGTTCGTATCGAAAGAAAAATCAAAAACAAATATCCTGGTATTCGTAGCTCTTTTGTAAAAGGTTATCAAGACCTAATTAAAAAAGATTTCTTTGGTATCAATGATGTTGATGTTAATGAAATGAATTTTATTGACCGTATCAATATGTTTTCAAAAGGCGGTCCAACACTTGGTATCAAATTCAATGATGATGAACAATCATTACTTAAAAAAGTAGAATCAACCGAATCTTATGATGATGTTATCGAAGTGGCTAAAGAAGTCATGGAATACATGAAGATGCAAAAAGAAGCCAAAGATAAACTTAAAATGGAAATGGATGATAACGAAGAATACGAAGAAGACAATGATGAAGATGGTAATTCTGATGACGCATCCAATTATGATTTAGAAGGTGAAGGTAATGACGAAGTGAACCAAAACGATCCTGACCAATCAGGCAAACCTTTAGATGATAAAGCAGGTACATCAGCAGGTTCTGAATATTCATCACATACTGATGAAAACTATATGAAGAATCAAAAGAAACTATTTGCTTCTGATGGTTCATCATACTATTACGGTAACATTCCTGATTATGACTTAACAAAATGTATTATTGGTCATAAAGCATTATGGGATAGATATCGTAAATACCAAGAAAAAATGGAATATGAAAGTCGTGGTATCAATATGGACAAGTATCAAAAGATCCGTAAAGATGCTGCTAAGGTTGTATCATATCTTGCTAAAGAATTTGAACTTAAAAAGAATGCTGAACAATTAAAACGAGCATCTATTGCCAAAACAGGCGAACTTAACATGAGTAGAATTTTCTCATATAAGTTTAGTGAAGATATATTCAAAAAGGCAACTATTGTTCCTGATGGTAAATCTCACGGTCTTGTAATGTTCCTTGATTGGTCTGGTTCAATGGCTAATCATTTAGAAAGTACCGTAAAACAAGTAATTAATCTAGCATTATTCTGCCGTAAGGTAAGTATTCCTTTTGAAGTATATACCTTTACATCAGAATATGATGATTATGATGCCAATACAACATATGGCGGTTATCGTCCTACACCTAAAGTTGGTGATATCGCTTGTGAGAGAATGAACCTATTGAATATCTTATCAAGTAAAATGTCATCAGCAGAATTTACTTATGCTGGTGCTGCTCTTGCTAAAATGTCAGCTGGTAGATTCTCTAATAGACCTAGATTCTTTGAATTAGGCGGTACACCATTTAGTGAATGTATTATGGCTGCTATGAAGTTAGTGCCACAATTTCAAAAAGATTATAAACTTCAAATTGTGAATACCGTGTTCTTAACAGATGGTGATGGCCATGCATTGAATCGTGTGGTTAATGAAATGAATGAGCATGGCGGTTTCAGAGCAGATGCATACGATCCTGCAAACGGTGATGATTTCAGAAGTCAAAAAATGGTGATTGTTGATCCTGTTACCAAAAATCAAGAATATGCTCCTGATAGATATGGTCGTGAATTAACAACTACATATATAAAGATGCTTAAAGCTAGAACAAATTCTAATATCGTAGGTTTCTATATTCTTAATGGTAGAGAGTTTAATCGCAATTCATATGATTTCTTTTCAGCCGCTGCTGACCATGATAAGATTAGATTAAACTTCCGTAAGAATAAGTATGCTATAGCGACATCAGCAGGATATGATGAGTATTATTTACTCCGAGCTGAAGGTATGGATACTGATGATGATGTAGAATTTGTGGTTAAAGAAAATGCTACAACAAGAGGTTTAGTATCAGCGTTTAGTAAGTATGCTGGTAATAGATTATCTAACCGTGTAGTGCTAAATAGATTTATTGAAATGATTGCATAGGAGAAATAATGGTGGAATTATCAAAATTTTATTCGGATGACGAAAGACGCCGAGCAGAGGTAGAATATACAGGTAATGGTTTTCTTATTAATTTTTATCTTGATGAGAAACTAATTCAAAAACGAACAACATATTCAGAAGACGATGCTGAAATGATTGCTGAAGATTTTGTTCTAGGTCAAGCTGGCCCTAGTTTATTAAATGAAAATTTAGTTGGCCCAGCTGATTGTTAATATGACACAAACTACCGAAATATTAAATATCACACAAGAAGAATGTGCTGAAGTTATTCAAGCGATATCTAAAATACATAGATTTGGATTCGACATACATAATGCTAAAGAAAATTTAGAACATGAGATTGGTGATGTCCTTTGTATGATTGATTTATTGGTAGAGAATTGTATTGTATCAGATTCTAATATTAATGAAGCAAGAAAAGCAAAAAGAGAAAAATTAAAACTTTGGTCAAAGATTAAGAACCTATGAACCCACATGATTTATTAAAATTCTTACAGACGATATATTGTTTTACTTCTGAAAGTAATCCAATTAAGCCGGTCATAAAACAAAAGATTGATGAACTAAAGAGAGTAGTGTTTCAATGAAGAAAGTTTTGATTACAGGTTCATCTGGCTATATTGGACAACATTTAGTTTCTTTATTGCGCCATAGAGGTGATATTGAACTTCATCTGTTAGATAAAGAAATTGTACCAAAGAGTAAACGATATTTGATTGATATTCGTTCAAGTGATATGATAAGGCATTCTGCTGCAAGATTAGAACACTATGACACAATCGTTCATTTAGCTGCATTGGTTCGTGTAGGCGATTCTGTAAGACAACCTATATTGTATTATGATACTAATATCAATGGTACAACAAACATAATTAAAGAGTTGAGTTATAACAATTTTGTTTTTGCATCTACAGGTGCCGCTTCAAATCCAAATTCACCTTATGGTTATTCAAAGAGAGTGGCAGAAGATATAGTTGCCGGATATTGTGATAACTATACCACTTTTAGATTTTATAATGTTATTGGTTCAGAACATGGAATTCAACCTACTAATCCCGATGGATTGTTCCATAATCTCATCCAAGCGACCAGGACAGGTGAGTTTAATCTCTATGGTAATGACTATGATACTAAAGACGGTACTTGTGTGAGAGAGTATGTCCATGTTATGGATATTTGCCTTTCTATCATCAAAGCCATTGATAAACCATCAAATAAGATAGAAAACCTTGCCTATGGAGACACTAGGACGACCTTGGAGATAGTTAATGAGTTTAAACGTATACATAATACTGATTTTAAAATAAACTATCAACCAAGACGACCAGGTGATTTAGAAAAATCTTACCTAGATAATCCATCGACATATATGGAAAGGAATTACACATATGAAGAAATGTTACGGTATAATTAGACGTATTAGATTGACTTTTTACTTAATTTTTGTTAGGATAGCACGAATGTTTTGGATGAATTTAGATACTACAGAATCGCTTCAAGAAGAATACAAGGATATTCATAGGGCTTTGTATGGTTTTGCACCACAACCAGATAAAGACTATTCTGCTAGACAATGGAGTAATACAAGATGGTTAAAGTTACAGATTAAAAAGACACACCATGTCATTAAGAAGTTAAAGAAGACACCAGAAGGTAGAAGTAAGTTAATACAACGAAATATATTTTTTTAAAATTTAAGGATTATTATGTTAAGACCGATTGGCGATAAAATTATTGTAAAACTGATTGAAAGAAACTTAAAGACACAATCTGGTATTATCCTATCATCTAATGACCCAGCCGAGGCACAAAAAGGCCGTGTGGTTGCTGTAGGTAATACTGTTAAAGAGGTTAGAGTAGGTGATGCTATTCTTCCTAACTGGCAAACTGCTTCACAAACTAAATTTGAAGACGAAGACTATTGGATTGTCACCGAAGAAAATGTGGTTATGATATTTGATGATTTTGTTGAAGAAACTGATATCGTAAGACACGAAGACAACCTACGAGCATTCCCTAAACTACACTAATATGAAAAAAATAGCTGATTGGGACAAAAAAAGACTTTCTGAACTAGCAGAAATCGGAAAATGCGGCTGTGGAAAGACAAAAGACCCAAATGGATGGTGCGATAGCTCTCATTCTACGCTAACCAAAGAAGAAATCGATAAACTAAACAAGAATTCACTAGTCAAAACTAAAAAATATGTTTCAATCTAAATTCCTTACAGTTTTTCCAGCGTTTCCAACGATTTTCCTATTCCTCCTACTTACCGGATGCTCATCTCTTGAGAAAACGTGCATAACCTCAAAGGATTCCAGTCAAATTCAGACTGGAGAATTTGTCCGTTGCACTCCGGGATTCAAAAAAGACTTTTAAAAGACAAAAATATGACTTCCAAACACATTTCTAACACATTTTCTATACAACTTACAGATATCCAGATGGAATGCATCATCGTGGGAGAACTCCAAAGACAACTCGAAGTCGCTCTCAAGTATAAAGAAGACAAGGAAGAGATAAAACTCGCTATGTCCTTAAAAGATGTCTTACAATTTTACATGGAACCAGATGCTTACAAGAAATATATCAAAAAATTAGACTGTAAGCATATTCATAAGTATGATTCATCAAGATTTGTGATTGGCTTGTGATAATTTGGAGAAGAATATATGATTGTTATGTGCATAGTTTTCTTTATCATGGGTATCCTGATAGGTATTAATGTAACCCATGATTGGAAAAGTAAAGATAGGCAGAAATTATTTGAAAAAATAGATGATGAAGTCCGTCATGAACTGTATATCAAGACAAATCAAGTGGTATCTCTACAAGAAGATGTGAGTTTTTTAAGAAAGCGACTTAAATTTCTAGAGGATAAAAATGGATAATTTTAATATATTCAATTATAATCTACCTTGGCCTCTGATATCCGCCTTTTTTATTGTATGTGTTGTGTATATTTTATGGCTTGAACACGATAAAAAAGATGCTATGATAAAAGAAGAAGTTCCTAAGTTTCCTGGTGGTACTTTTGCTTACTTACTATCAGATTATAAGAGATGGAAGAGAAATCTGATAAAATATGATGGTTGGACTAAAGAAGAGATTGAAAGAGGATACAGATGGACAAAATTAAAATAGGTAAAGATGACGTATTATTGGGATTAATCGTTATATTAATAGCGATGATTTGGTACTATGGCTCAGAATATCATAATAATTATATTGATGAAGTGACTAGAATAGACTCCGTGGTAAAGTCTGTAGATGAATTAGAAACTAAACTGATAATGTCTAATGAAGTGATTCAAACGCTCAAGGTTCAATTAGCCGATAAAGACTTGGAGATTATAGACCTCCAGGAAAAAATTAAGGGAACACGAAAACCCTCCGGAAAAAATTTCGATTCCACAAAAAAATAGGCTAGAAAAAAAGTTACTGAATTCAGAGTCCGACCATGGATGGCTTTTTTTTATAGGACACATAGCGATTCTTAAGCCGCCTCCAAAAAAAAGAGGTGCCCCAATGGACACCTCCGGAGAGTGGCGCTGACTAGACGCCGATAAAACTATTTGAACTGCTCGAATGAGCTCGTTGATTTGAACTCAGCGAATTCATCATGCTGAAACCACCTAGAGTCCGATACAGCATATTTTATTACCAATCCTAATACAATACCAATTAATAGTCCTTTAAGCATTTTCTACCTCCCTAATTATTGATTCAACCTTGTCCACTGCTCTTCTATCATACCCGCCAATGTGCCAGTCATAATAGTGCCTAGGGGTATCACCGTATTCCTTCCAGTCGTATATGGTCACCACCGTGCCATCGATTTCTAGCACCCATTCACAGGTCACCTTATCGGATGGGTCCTCATCTGGACCGTAGGATGGTTCACCGAAGGCTGCCACCAGTGTATCATAGTCCGTATAGACTTCGCCTTGGAGGGAAGTGCCTCCTGCTGAAGATAGCTTTTCGATTCTCATACAGGCTCCTTTCTGGATTCCATCAAGTTGAACATGATGCATTTAGCACGATTGAGGAACTGTCTAGCTTGATTCGCTTGGTCTGGAGATACCCAGCCGTCCTCGTTGAATTCAGCGCTGATGATTTCCTGTGCATCTGATAGGATACCAGCTGCGAACATGAGCTCTGTGCCTGGGAAGGCTTGCTCTTTTACCATTCTCATAAGGGACGCTTTAGAGCATCCGTAAGCTTGTAATTCCCAATCTAATTTTTCTTTTTCAGTCATATTTTTCTCCTTTTTAATTGTATGGCTAGGATAACACATCCATGCCAAAAGTCAAGCATTATTAAGCGATTTCTGCTAAATAATCTCGATAATCAATGGTGGGTTCGGCATAGCGGATCTCGCCTTCGTATTCGAGCTGGCTCTTTTCAAATGGAGACATCCAGTCATCCGCTTGGAGGGAGTATCCGATAATGTCTGAGCGGAAGAAATTGTTATTCTCCTCGATGTCCAAGCGAACCATCTCCACAACCTCAGCTGGGTCCACGCCTTGTGGAATGTTAGTGATTTTGTAGGATTGACCACCCTTCATTTTCCAGCGGTAGTCACCAGTGAAACCTTGGTGGGCGGCATAATTTTCTTGGTCTTGCGTATCGATTACTAACATACTCATTTTTTTATCTCCTTATCAATTATGTTCCATTATACAGAAAATGGATGGAATGTCAAGCAGAATTTTAGCCCCCTATGGAAGACGACCAGGGGTGGATTAGAAGACCAGATTAATTGCTGCCTTACCAATGGTGTCCATTATACAGAAACCAATGAAAAAGTCAAGCGAAATCTAGGGGGCCTAGGGGGCTTGACTTTATTGCCAGATGTGATATAATAGGGGGCTTAATTACAGCCCAAATACTGCTGAAACGGAACCACTCCACCGAATCCGTTTGGAGCCCATACGGTCTGATAGATGGGGCGGCAACCTCGACCGAACTGGCCAACGTAGGGATTAGCATTGTATCCATAAGAGCGATTAAGCTCATATCCTACGATGCCCCCTATAATAGCTGGAGCGATCCAATTGTTACCACCGCCATGATGGTACCCACCGCCATATCCGCCTCTGAACCCATCGTGAGCCTGAGCCCCGATGGAGACTGATAATAATAGAACTGCTAATAATTTGCTCATGCTTTAATCTCCTCTGCTTCCATATCATGATACCACACTTCCCTAGTTTCCCATCCGTCTTCCTCATAGAGGACATTTGGATCTCCACTAGAATTCATTACTATTTCCATTGCCTCTTCAGCAGAGTCAGCCTCGATTGTATGAACCTCGGTCTCGATAAACTCTACCAATTTTGGTAGCCTTACTGTAAACTTAGCCATTTTATTTTCTCTCCAAAATATAGAGCCCGATGGTTATTATTACTAGTCCGATCCAGAGCCCTATTAAAAGTGTTATTAAATTATTCATAGTGTAGCCATCCTAACATATCCATACCAAAAGTCAAGCATTATTTTAGCGGTATAGATAGCCACCTGCCCAATCAGCGATTTCCTTCAATAATTCTAGATCCTTAACGATATTGAAACGGACACCCTTGGCAGGGGCTTTAAAGCTAGCTGCCTTATAGATATCGCCAGTCGCCTTCTCCACGAAGCAGTGGACAGAGCCTGAAAACTTAACCAATTGGCCTGTCTCCACATCATAGTCATGGCGGACAAGCTTATAAAAGCGCTTGCCTTCTTGGATATCAATCTTCAATACATTATGAGTCCACTTGGCAGCATAATTGTCCTCGATAACCTCACCTAAAACCTTACAAAATCCTAAAACCGTCATATTTTTCTCCTTATTCATTATGTTACCATTATATCAGAACTGGCAAAAAAGTCAAGCATTAATTGAAATAATCGCCAGGGCTACAATAGTATGAATTTTCAAGCATAGGCATATCCATCCAAGCATATGGCCCCATGTTTAAGGCATCCATAACCTGACGGTTCATCCATTGCATGGCTGAGCCAGCATCGGGTGCCTCCACATCATAGATGTTATTCAATACATGAAAGTGGTATAATTGCATTTTTTATCTCCTTTGTCATTATGTTACCATTATACATGATTCCTACCAAAAGTCAAGCATTTTTTAGCCCCAAATAGTGCTTGACTTTCCCCTTGGATATGATATAATGGTTCCACACCGCCCCTGCGTGCTAGCTCCAATATGACCGTTTTATGACCAAAAATAGTGCTTGACTTTCCTGCCAATTAGTGTAGAATGGTACTTGAATTAATAAGGAGATATAAATGTTATTGACTAGAGGCAATCCAAAAATCATGAAGGGCGAAAAGAAGGGCTACCTAACCAGTATCCTCCATTTAGCACCTGCTGACTTATCAGGCCACCAAACCTGTCCTAAGGCAACCGCAGGCTGTAAAGCTGCTTGCTTGAATACAGCAGGCCGTGGTGGTATATTCAAGAAGGGCGAAAATACCAATGTAATTCAGCAAGCCCGTATCCGTAAAACCAAGCGCTTTTTTGAAGCTCGTGAGCAATTCATGGAAGAGCTAGCACTTGAAATACAGAGCACCATCAAATATGCTGAAAAGAAGGGATTAATCCCTGTATTCCGTTTAAACGGCACCAGTGATATCGCATGGGAGAAAATCAGAGTAGGACAATACCGCAACATGATGGAAGCATTTCCTACTGTCCAATTCTATGATTACACCAAAATAGTCGGTCGCACTGTACCATTCAATTATAACCTAACCTTTTCTGCTGCTGACGGAAACGACCACGATGTTTACCGTGCTATCGAGCAAGGTTATAATGTAGCAGCAGTATTTGATAAGGGCTTACCAGAGCAGTACCTAGGTCTCCCTGTGATTAATGCTGATGACACCGACCTTCGCTTCCTTGATCCTAAGGGTGTTATTGCCGGTCTCAAGGCGAAGGGCAAGGCTAAGAAGGACACCAGTGGTTTTGTCAAGAAAACCATACCAATCGCACTAGCTGCTTAATCAAATAGAAGTCAGGCACCCCAAAAAGTGCTTGACTTTTTTATTGGATCGTGTATAATGGTATTTACCGGTTGGAGAGGAGAGCAGAGGTTGCGTGCTATTCTTATAGTATAGTCCGCTCGAAAGTGCTTGACATTTTTGCCATTTCATGTATAATAGCAGTTTAATAATAAGGAGATAAGAATGACTATAACACGGAACCCAAATACGGGTGTTATAGAGGTGTCCGATATCATTAATAATCAATTGGTATCCATGCGCTTCTATTTTTGTGATAAGAAGTCAGCAGTAGCAGGCTTCAAGGAATATGTAAAGGCTATCACAAAATAATATCAGAGGTGCTCGGAAGTTCCTCAGGATACCTCTGGAACTTTCGGTATCGTGCTGAGAAACTAACACCAATACAGGAGCACTGGCCAGCGAAGGCCATGGCGAGGTATTACACGCAGGCGCCTCGCTAAGTCCGTGAGGTATCATTGAGGTACTTGAGGTAAGACTATTGAGGTACTATACAGGTTTTAATGAGGTAAAAGTATCCAAATAATGCTTGACATTCTATCCAAATATGATATAATGGTAACATTAATAATAAGTGAGGTAAAGTAATATGACTGGTAAGACTATTTTTGAGGTAAAGAGGTTATCTACTGATGCACCAGAGGTAACGGTTCAATTGGATTATGATGAGTTGGAGTATATGTTTTATGCTATACGGAACATTGATCCAGATTATTATAATGAGGATATCGTTAATAAGATAGGAAGGTTATTTGATTATGATAGTTGATAAGATGCCGGCAGGTAAGTATTATGTGGGAGACCTATGCTATGTTATGCACAATGAATGGGACGAAGCATGTAATATAATGTTCGATCCAACCAATGGTGACCCAGGCGAAGGTGTATTTTCATTAAAAGATGGTCGTAAGTTTGCTATCTTTGGTACAGCTTATGGTGATGGTGTTTACAATGACCAAGAAGGTCGTGAATATGCTGTGGATTCTGGTTCAATCGGTTGTATCAAGGTTGAGGATATCAATCAGGACGAAATCCGTGAGGACTTAGGCAATATCATTGATTTTCCTAATGACTTCTATGTTATTAAAAAGAACGGTGGCGAATTGATTTTTGGTAGAGTATGGATCGATACCGAATAGGCTAAATAATGCTTGACTTTTGGTATGGATGTGATATAATGGTTGTATTGAAATTAGGGAGGTAAGTATGGTAGCGTTTTCATTGAATACTAGAACTGGTGAGACCAGAAACTTGGATGACGGTTCGCTTCGTAAGATAGAACTAACCGAGGTTGAGGTAAAGACTATTTTAGAACTGGTTAGAAGTGAGATATTTTTAAACGGTGATAGAATGCCAATGGACAAGTTGGAAGTGCTTGACGATATTATACAGGCGCTTGCTTACGAGGAAGAACCCGAAGGCAATTGGACTAATTCTTATTATAGACCATAGGAGTGAATATGAACTTAAAACCATTTAGAGTAGAAGGTGAAGAAGCCCGTTATAAGAATATACCAATACGCCGATTGGATGAGGTAAGGGCTTATTTCAAATCTCAAGGTAAAAAAATTCGGGTGAGGTTCAGAGGTAGCAGAACTAACCCGTTGGATCGAAGGTCGCCTAACCAAAGGTACCAAGATTGCGTAAGAATGTTTGCCGATAGATTTTCGGTATACATGAGGTAAAGTACCAAAATAATGCTTGACTTTTATAGTGGAAAGTGTATAATGGTACATTGTAGTATGAGTAGTTTATTATTAATTTTGAGGAGTATTATATTATGGCAACATTAAAAATCAGAAAAGGCAAAACTAATCGCCACGAGAAAATCACGCAAGTGCTTTTATCTGGCAAAGTAGTATCGCCTGACGAAATCAAAGCAGTATTCAAAGGCACAGACCAAGAAGCGGTGTTATATCGCTTATCAACCAATATTTACAATATTCGCCGTGACGGTGGCATTGTTAAGGTTGTAAAAGATGGTCGTAAGGTGACTGGTTATCAATTGGTTAATCCAGATGCTTTTGATGCTAACGGTCGTTACAAGCAAGTTAAAGCTAAGGTTACAACAACCGCTAAGGTTGAGGTAAAGGCTGCTGAACCTGCTAAGGTAAAACCAGTAGCACAAGACAAAAAAGTAGCTCTCGCTGCTTAATGTTAAGACTTTTGGCAGCTCAGTCATTAAAGAAACTGCCATTTTTAAAGCACATTCCAATCCAATTTCTTGGTAGCAAAGGCTTAATGCCGAGTGTGCTTTAAAAATAAACTAAACGGGAGAAGTAAAATGGCTTACATGAATCAATCTAAAAAGAAAGTAATTGCAGAGAACTTGAAACCTATACTCAAGAAGTATGGCATCAAAGGTTCATTATCGGTTAGAAACCATAGCACGATTAAACTATCAATTAAAGAAGGCTCGATTGACTTTCTATCTAACATTAAAGCAAATACAGGCAACGATTATCGCTTTCATTTGGATGCTGGTTATGTTGATGTGAACCCTTATTGGTATCATCAGCACTTTTCTGGCAAGGCGAAAGAATTTTTAGAGACCGTATTCAAAGCGATGAAGTCAGCTGATTGGTATGATGAAAGTAATGCTCAAATAGATTATTTTAATACTGCCTATTATGTTGATGTGAATATCGGCGATTGGAAGAAACCTTATAAATTAGTGGAGGGCAATTAAGATGCCAAATTGGTGCTCAAATAGTGTTAGCATTACAGCAACACCTGAAAAGATGGACAGGTTAGAAACTTTTCTAAAGAATGGTGAAGGCAAGAATTGGTTTGATTTCTTTATGCCATGCCCACAAGAATTGGTTGATGTAGAATCACCTAACCGTAATGAGGCATTAGCCGCTGAGATGCAAGAGAAGTATGGTGCACCTGATTGGTATAGCTGGTCAGTCAGTAATTGGGGAACAAAATGGAATGCCGATGCTAATAATTGGCGTAGAGAAGGTGACACCATAACCTTTAGTTGTGAAACGGCATGGGCACCACCAACGAACTTATATCATTGGATGTTTGAACATGGCTGGGATGTTTCTGCTACATACATTGAAGAAGGTATGTCATTTGTCGGTGAATACTATGACGGTCAGGACGCATCGTATGAACTTGATTATGAGGACTTGAGTAATATACCTCAGCATCTGGTTGAAGATTTCAATCTAGAACAAATAGCTGAGGATTGGAAAGAAATGATGGCGGAGGATCAATAATGAAAGATATAGAATGGGCATTGGCAATAACAGCAGCAGTAGTATTAGTAGTATTATGCTTATGTTGGTCATTGGTTGTTATATGGGCATGGGATACAATCTTTCCTGCCTTGTATATTGATTATACATGGCGAAATTGGTTAGCAGTATCAATTCTAATCAGTATATTTAAAAACTATACAATCAAAAAATAACCTAATTACAGGTAGGTTAAGGCCTGTAACCAGAGCAGACTGGATCGAGTTAATCGACCGTAACGAGCCAATTGGACTACCGAGTTTGGTAAGCAATCTCTGCGATACTTGGCAGGAGGGCGGCTAAATACTGCCCGATATCTTATTGGCTAATAATAGAATTGGAAAACATTGTGAAGTTAGCGATTGCAAGTGATTTACATTTAGAACATAGAGACCTCACATTAAATAATGATGAGAATGCTGATGTATTGATTTTAGCTGGCGATATATGTTCAGCAAAGCATTTTAAAATAGATTTTTTTGAAGATATATCAAAAAAGTTTAGAGATATTGTATATGTGGTTGGTAATCACGAGCATTATAATTATCTATACAATGACACGGTAAAAGATATCACAGATAAGTTAAAACACTTGGATAATATTCGTGTTCTTAATAATCAAGCGGCCAAAATTGGTGATATTAATTTTATTGGTTCAACCATGTGGACTAATATGAATAATTCTGATAAGTATACAATGGAATTAATTAAGCCTTCAATGCCTGATTGGAGAATTATTAAATACTTTGATGGTGAAAATTATATTAAGTATTCACCTGAACAATCAGTTAAAGAACATAATAAGAGTATAGATTTTATTGCAACAATGCTTGAAAGTTTATCAGGTAAAAAAGTTGTTATAACACACCATTCACCTAGCCGTAATTCTGTTCACCCACGATATGAAAATGACAGCATAATGAACGGTGGTTTTCATAGTAATCTGGATTATCTTATGAACTTATTTAAAGATGTTAAGTTATGGGTTCATGGGCACACTCACGATCCTTTCGATTATACAATTAGTGAAACAAGAGTGATTTGTAACCCAAGAGCTTATCCAAAAGAATATCAACATGACCTATTTAAATTGAAATATATAGAAGTATAATTAAGAAAAACAAATGAATGATTATCAAATAAAAGCATTTACAAATAGACTTAATAAATTAGGCATAGATGTAACTTTTGCTGCCAATTATCCTTGGATATACTTTGATAATTGTAAGGAGAAAAAATAAATGTTTATATACCAAAATCGACCAAAAGACAATTGGTTATCACCTTACACTATCGTTGAGAAGATAATCTTCTGGCGAGAGATTGAATACAAAGAACCAATGGTAAAATTTTGGCATGATGTATTAGAACCATTCTGTAATGCCCTTTTTGCTGTTAGAAACTTTATCAACCGTGATATTCGATATGTCAAGATTGATCCATGGGATACATGGTCAATGGATAATACTTTGACCCATATCATTCTGCCTATGCTTATTCAGTTAAAGAAAACGAAACACGGTGCGCCTCATATTGATGATGTTGATGTGCCATCAAACTTACGAAGCACAACGAAGTCCGCACAAAAGGCTAAAAAGAATATCTTGGCTGAAGCTGGCGATGGTAATTGGTTTAAGCGTTGGGATTATGTTTTATCTGAAATGATTTGGGCTTTCACCGAATTAAACAAAGAAGATTGGGCTGACAAATTTTGGTCAGGTAATATTGACCATATATGGATTGATTTGCCTGATGGTGGTGCTAAATTGAAAAAAGGTCCTAAGCATACACTTAAATTTGATAAAAAAGGCCACGATAAACATTGGGCTCGTATTCAAAATGGTTTAAGATTGTTTGGTAAATATTATACAGCATTATGGGATTAATTAAGGAGAAAATATGAGTAACCGTTATATCGTAGTAAAGAATGAACAATTAGAAGATTTTCAAAACGAATGTTCACAAAAGTTGGAAGATGGTTATGTGCCATTAGGTGGTTTAGTTGTTAATAACGGCATCTATATGCAATCGTTTGAAAAACTACAAGACATGATGTTGAATGAACATTTTACAGGAAGTTATTAAAAAAATATGATACTTAAAACATTCAGTAAGGGAATAAAAACTGCCAATGTAACAAAATACGGAGGCGAGATTGAAGTAATGTATTATATCAAAGAAGAATTTCAAAGAAGTGAATTATTCTATAAACAAGTAGATGCAGAAGAAGAAGCGGAGAAATGGATAAATGAGTAAACCAGAATTAAAACAAATCATTATTGATTCATTAGCATACGAAAAAGAAAGTATTCTACAATACAAGCATGCTGTGTTAAATGGTATTGAAGACTTTGACCATCCAGTTTTAGCAGACGCTGAAATAGTGCCAGCTTTAGAAAAGGTATTAGACCACTATAAAAAATACGCTAAATAAAAAAGAAAAGGAAAAAACTATGGCTAATATGGCAAGACCTGAAAAAATGAATGTGTATTATATCATGACAGAACAAAATGGCAAACCTGTATATCATGATGGTCCGTATTACAGTAGAGCAGAGGCAGAATCGGTTATGTCATTTGAAGACAGACCAGTTAAGTTAGCAAAACAAATTATTGATGTAGAGATATTATGATTTCACCAGAATTACTTGAAGAAGTTTTTGTTGCCTACGCAGGCGAGAACTTTAGATACCCACCAGACCCGTTTGACCAATCCTACGAAGGTCTAATGTTTAAAGAATCCTACGATATCATTCGAGAGGACTTTATCTATTCAAAATTACTTACCAATTACCTACGATATTGGTTTACCATTCGAGCATTAATACCAGATGGTAGTGATTATTATAATGATGGTACATATTAGCATTTGGTATTGATTTTTTCTCCAGTTGTGTTATAATGGTCTCACAATTAAATATGAGAGGCAAATAACATTATGAACAAAAACGCAAAACAATTTATTATGGCAGCAGAAAGTTTATTTGGTACAAATGCCGTTTTAGACCGTGATATGATTTCTAAAGTGGTAGATGAAGCAGATGTGCCATATCCTTACTGGTTGGTAACTAAATCAGAATATCGAACTGGTCGTGGTGAGTATAAGTTACCATCATCAGGCGAAAAAGTGGTTAAGAAACAAGTTGCCGAACCACAACCAAACTTTCAAGAACCTGCTACAGTTGATATGGCTGTGGTAGCTTTCAGACAACCTAAATTGATTGATGAATCTGAACCAGCTATTCCTGTGGTATATAAAGATTATGTACCATTTGGTTTTTTCAAAGACTTAAAAGGTATTATCAATTCAAAATTATTCTATCCTGTATTTGTTACCGGTCTTTCTGGTAACGGTAAAACATTAATGGTTGAACAAGTATGTGCTGAATTGAACCGTGAATGTATCCGTGTTAATATCTCAATCGAAACAGATGAATCAGACTTACTTGGCGGTCCTACTTTAGTAAACGGTAATGTGGTTAATCGTGACGGTCCAGTTTTGACTGCTATGAAACGTGGTGCTGTATTACTCATTGACGAAGTAGACCGTGGTTCAAATAAACTTATGTGTTTACAAGGCATTTTAGAAGGCAAACCATATTACAATAAAAAATCTGGTGAAGTAGTTTTACCTAAAGATGGCTTTACTATCATCGCTACTGCTAATACAAAAGGTCGTGGTTCAGATGAAGGTAAGTATCTATCACAAATTCTTGATGACGCTTTCTTGGAAAGATTCCCAATTACAGTTGAACAAGAATATCCTGATGTTAAAACAGAAAAGAAAATCTTAACACCTTTAATCAAAGATTCAGAATTTGTGGACAATCTATGCCAATGGGCAGATGTGGTTCGCCAATCATTTGACCAAGGTGCTACAGACGAAATCATTTCAACCCGTAGATTGGTTCATATCGCTAAGGCTTATGAAATCTTTAACGATAGAATGAAAGCAATAACATTATGTGTGAACCGCTTTGATGAGGAAACTAAAAATGCTTTCCTTGACTTGTATGCTAAAGTTGATGCTAAAGTAGAATCACCATTGAATGCTGAAGCACCAAAATCTGATGTAATCGGTGAGGAAACTCTATAATGTTTTTCCTTATCGGTTTTATCGTATTGCTATTGATTGCAGCTTATATTGATTGTGATTATTTCAATGACAAGCGATAGCATTAAAGAGTTAATTAGACGCAGGAGAGGACAGATGTTGCTTCACTCCTGCCTTTATTATGAATTGGATTCTCCTGTAATATCAGACCATCAATGGCAAGATTGGGCTAATGAGTTAGAGAAATTACAGAATGATAATCCAGATTGCAAGAAGATAGGTTACTTTGATTGGGAGTTTAGAGATTGGTCTGGTACAACAGGCGCACACCTTAATCACCGACACCCTGTCATCTATGCAAAAGCAAAAAGATTAATTGAATTGGAGAAAATGTATGGCAAAAAGTAAAGAACCGTTTGATATGTATGATTTAGAACAAAACATTTTAAAATGTTGGAATCTGGTCGATGAAGTTGAAGAGCTTGCCAATAATTTACATGATGGTGAAATCAATGAAGACCAAGCAATAACAACATTGTATGCTTTGAGCACATCATATCGAATAAGATTTGAAAAGTTGTTCAGTAAGTATGAACAAGGTTGTAAAGAATGGTTAGCATCTGATTGGAAACCATTTGAAGGTATGAAACCAACTGATTTTGTAAAAAAAGGTGATGTAAACAATTATGATTCTCCTTATGTCCCAACAGGATTAGAATCACCTAAAGAACTTAAAGAAATTCTTAAACAACAAAAGAAAGATAAAAAATGATTATTAAATTAACCAATGCAGCACCAGAACACAAAGGCAAAATTCTTTTGGTCAATGTGAATCACATTCTAACCGTGTTTGAAACTGATGTTGTGGTTGGCACAAAGAAAGTTGAAACCGTAACCAACATCTATTCAACAACACAACAAGGTTGGATGGTTAAAGAACCAATTGCAACCGTTCATAAACTAATTGCAGCAGCATATAAGAAAGCACAATAATGAAATATATCGCTAAACCGAACCTGAATAATAATAATGGTAGAAAAGAATTTGATGATGCTTACCAAGCGGTAAAGTATCTCAATGAAACACTAACGGACAAGGGTGTGGACGCAAAATTTGAGTATACATTTGTTCTTCCAAGCACTTCCAAGACACAATTAAAGCATGCCGTAGATGAATATGTCGGTATTGGTAAATTAATCGTCCTAGACGATTCCACGAGCTAAAATAGTGCTTGACTTTTGGTCCAGATGTGTTATAATGGTATGTTAAAGTGAGGAAATTATGGAAAATATTGATATAGAAAGTTTAATTTATTATGATGATGTGGTAAAATGTTTTATGTTACCACTTCAAAATAAAATAATCCCATTGTGTGCTGATGGTATTTACGAAGCAGTTATTGAAGCAAAAATGATAACCAATAATGGTTACTCAAGAAATTATTAGGAGAATATTATGGAAGTAATCAAAATTAAATTTTTACCGTTATTAGCAGCATTGATTGGATTTATTTTAATCTTTTTAGCTGATTGGCGTATAGGCTTAGGTGCTTTATTATTAGCAGTATCGGTTTTTGTATCAGCAATGGAAGATGAAGATGCTGAATAATTTAACAGATGAACAATTGAATACTATTTCAATTGATATCGATACCTTTATAGCTGATATGATTGATAAACATGAGATTGATAATGCTTTAAATGTTATTGCTATCATTACAGCAAGAATAGTTATGTTTGCTGAAGCTGCAGGTTGTGAAAAAGAAGCATCAATGCTTTTATCTAAAGCAATTGAAACTATTCAATCATTACCTGATATCAGAAAACAAAAACCTCATCTTCATGTGGTGCACTAATGAATAATGCCTTTATGCGCAAGATAGTATCAGACGAGTTAAGGGAAACTTTAATCTTTGGTGGTATTGTAGATAATTATCATTGTAAAACTAAAGAAGTTGATAGCAAAGGTAAAACTAGATATCGATTTGAAACAATGATTGGTGATATTTTGGTCTATGGCCCAAAATCGATATATATTATGGGTAATAAGTTTGATTCTTTGGCAAAAGCAAAACAAGAAGTTTGCCGTCATGTAAGTTGGAAAAGGTTATTCTATGAAAGTTAAAAAATTAATTAGAAAAATGTATCGTGCTTGTGTTAGACACAATACCAAAAAAGAAAAAAAACTTTGGTTCAAAATCTTGCGTAAAAGTTTACAGCATAAACATACAGAATTGGTTAAATAATGCTTTCTTTTTATCGTTATCTACAGGCGAAAAAACATCTTGCGCTTCAAAATGAAACCATTAGAATGTATGCTGATGATTATACAAGAGGCACAATGAATGATATGCTTCAAGCACAAAAAGAAATGATTGAATTTGAAGTTGAATATTATCGTATGAAGTCGGTAAGATTGGGTTATATTGTATTGACATTATCTATTATTGGTGTTATACTGTATGGTTCATATAAGTATGGAGTATTATAATGGTAACAACAGTTAAAAATGTATCAAGATGGATTGCATCGAACTTGTTAATTATTGGAATATTTCTTGCAATTATTCTTTTAAATATAGCTTATTATTTAATACCTAAAGGTGGTTTCAATGGCACCTTTGAAAAAGGTATTCAAAATCATTTAGTATGGTCGGTCAATAATGAATGTTATTTTGTCAAGCCACTAAATACAACAGATGTTTTATTGGTCAGGTTATCTGATTGTGATAAAACAGAAACAAGAGGAAGATAATGGGTTCAAATTATAATATGTCAAAATCTACCAAAAGGTTACTATCAAGTCTTAAAGGTGAGAAAAGAGCAATTTGGAAAAAGATGATGATGTCAGCTGAGATGTCAGCAGCAAAAATGAAATTCGTTAAACTTAAAGATATTATTAAACCTGAAGGAGAGTAAAATGGCGTTATTTATTGAAGTAGAATCAGTTGAGAAAAATTGTAAAGTAATTTTAAATTTAGATGAAGTGATTGAGATTGCTCCACTCCGTGATGGTGGTTGTGCATTATTCATTTCTGATTCAGCTGCTGTAGGCGGCAAAACATCAATCAAGGTCAGAGATTCTTACGACCAATTCAAACAATTCGCAATGCAAACTGTATCATCAGAAGATATTGCAAAGAGAATTAAGAGTTTAAAAGCACAAGCAGGCACATTGGAATAAACTAAATAATAAGGTAAATTAACTCATACCTTAGGAATTTAAATGCTTATTCTCGTTCTTGATCCACCAGCATTAACTTTAGACTGGTGCTTACGCTGTGTTGCTGCCGGACACACAGTCAAATTGTATACCAAAGGCTCAAGGTCTTCCCATATAGGTGAAGGCCTTGTAGACAAGATTACCAATTGGCGCAAGTATATGGATGTTGCCGATTTGATATTCTCATCAGATAACCTCGAAATGATGGATGAAATTGATGAGTATATTAAGAAAGGTTATCCTATATTTGGACCAGGTAAACGAGCAGCTAAACTAGAATTAGACCGTATGTATGGTCAAAAAGTAATTGAAGACTTTGGTGGTAAAGTTATACCATCACACCCATTCAGTAATTATGATGCAGCCATTCAATTCGTAAAAGAACATGGTGGTCGTTGGGTTTCTAAACCAATAGGTGAAGAAGAAGACAAGACATTATCATATGTTGCCAAAGATGAGGCAGATATGATTGGTTTCTTAATGAAACATAAAGAAAAAGGTGGCGGTACCGGTAAGTTTATTCTACAAGAATTTAGACCTGGTATTGAACTATGTGTGACTGGTATATTTGGCCCAGCAGGTTGGATGCCATTCTTTGCAGAAGGTTTTGAACATAAGAAACATATGAACAAAGACCTTGGTGTAAACACAGGAGAGATGGGAACAGTTATCCGTTACACCAAACAATCTAAACTAGCAGATATGCTACTCAAACCAATGGCAGACACCTTACACAAGATTGGTTATGTTGGTATGCTAGATATGAATTGTATCATTGATGAGAAAGATGGTACACCATGGCCAATGGAATGGACAGCAAGACCTGGATATCCTATGTGGAATATTCAACAACCTTTACATAAAGGTGACCCAGCAGAATGGATTTTAGATTGTGTTAAAGGTAAAAACACATTAGAAGTGGATTTTAAAACTTGTGTTGGTGTTGTAATGGCAAATTCAGATTTCCCACACAACAAAAACGAAGAAGAATCATACCTAGACTTCCCTGTTTTAACAGAGAAAGCAGAAGGTGATGATTATAAATTTATTCATCCTTGTGAAGTGAAACTATCAAAGACAGTTAAAATGGTCGATGGTGTGTTAGATGAAGAAGCCTATGAATGGGGAACAGCAGGTAGTTATATTGTTGTTTGCACAGGAGTAGGTGATACAGTATCAGAGGCAAAAGATAAAGCTTATGATATTGTCGATAAAGTTAAGTTTGGTAACGATGAACATCATAGAACCGATATCGGTGATAAATGTGATGATGCATTGAAAAAATTACACAAACTTGGTTATTGTAAAGATTGGAAATATTAATTAATTAAGGAGAAAATTATGGCAGATGATATTCAACAAGCAACACCTGAAGTGACAGCAACACCAGCACCTGAAGCTACACCAGCACCAGCTGCACCAGAAGCACCAGCATTTCATGCAGGACTATCTAATGTTTCTAATGATATTGTTGGTTATATTAATAATGAATTAGTAAAACATAAAGAATTGCTTACCATCGTTAATGCTCTCAAAAAGAATGTTAATACATTACAAGGTGAATTAAACACAGCAGGAGATAAATTACTTGCTGAAGAAAGAACACTTTGGGAAAAGATTAAACATATTTTTGCTAGAAAATAAACTTGACATAACAGCAGTATTGTGTTATCCTTTACATTATGAATATATTTTACCTAGATAAAGACGAAACCGTTTGTGCGCAAATGCACAACGATAAACATTGTATAAAAATGATTTTAGAATATTCCCAGCTTTTATCCACGGCCCACCGTGTATTAGATGGCCAAGAAGTAACTGTAAAATCAAAAACTAATCGTAATGTTAAGCGTTGGATTCTATCTGATGACCGTGAAACTATTTTGTATTCAGCAACACACATCAACCATCCATCCGCTATCTGGTGTCGCCATAGTAATTCAAACTATATCTGGTTAAGTAAACTACTCAAAGAACTATGTAAAGAATATACCTATCGTTATGGTAAAGTCCATAAGTGTGAACAGATAGGACTAGTTGATAAGTTATTTTGGAACACACCAAAGAATATACCTAATGCTAACTTTACCGAACCAACACCAGCTATGCCTGATGCGGTGAAGATAGCAGGAAATTCTTTGGCGTCCTACAGAAATTACTATATAAACAATAAAACACATCTTGCTTCATGGCAAGGAAAAATTAATTCTAGACCAATTCCGGAGTGGTATAATGCCCAACTATGAGTTTAAGAATACAGAAACAGATGAGATATTTGAAAAGAAAATGTCTTATACAGAATTAGACCAATACTTAATTGATAATCCTACACACATTAGGCATCATTCAGGCACACCTATTCTATCTGACGGTATGAGATTAAATACACCTGGCACAGGTAAGGCTGATTCTACATTTGAGAAGTATGTTATTGGTAGAATGAAAGAACAAGTTGGTCAAAACACAATCAAAGATGGTCACAAAACAAAAGCACCTAGAGAATGGTAACATTTAATTATTGTCCGCCAAAAGTATTACCCAATTTAGAATCTGAAACCACATCTAAAGGTAGATTTTATATCTCACCTAATGGTCAGAAGTTACCATCAATCACAACTGTATTAGGTGCTTTAAAGAAAGAATCTATACAGAGATGGCGTGATAGGGTTGGTCATGATGTTGCTAATGCTATATCAAAGAAAGCATCTAATCGTGGTACCAATGTTCATACACTATGCGAGAGATATCTTAATAATGAACCATTAGGTGAAATTATGCCTGATGCTCAAGAAATGTTTTTATCTATTAAGCCATATCTCAATCGTATAGATAACATTAGATATCAAGAACAGGCATTATGGTCAGAGAAGTTAGGTGTAGCAGGTCGTGTTGATTGTATTGCTGACTTTGAATTAGATTTATCAGTCATTGACTTTAAAACATCTAAACGAGTTAAAGATTTAGAAGAAATTCAAGATTACTTTTGGCAAACAGCAGCATATGCCTTAATGTATGAAGAATTGATAGGTGAACCAATAAATAATTTGGTCATTATCATGGCAGTAGAAAATGGTGGACCTTTTATCTACAAGCAAAAAACGGAAGACTATATAGAAGGTCTTGTGAAGGCAATTAATTTTTATAAAGGAAAAATATGAAAAAGTTATTATTCGTAGCATTATTATCAGCAGGCATTGCTCACGCTGATATTTTACCAAATGCAAAAGTAACACCAGGTAAACCTGATCCAAAATTAACAGCAGCAGTTATTTGTGCTAAAGGATTTACAACAACTACAGTTAGAAATGTAACCGAAGCAACAAAGAAACAAGTATATGCTAATTATAATGTAAAAAATCATGAAGGCTATTGCTCAGGTAAAGAAGGTTGTGAAGTTGACCATCTTATCTCATTAGAACTTGGTGGTTCAAATGATGTTGCTAATTTATGGCCTCAACCATTTGATGGTGATAAAAATGCTCATCAAAAAGATAAATTAGAAAATCAATTACACGCTTTAATGTGTGCTGGTAAAATATCACAAGCAGATGCACAAAAAGCAATTTCAACAAACTGGATTGATGCATATAAAAAATATGTAGATCCAAAGGCTAAGTAATATGGCAACACCAAATAAACCACAAAAACCTGCACCAACCATACCTTCTAAAACTGGTGTACCACCTAAAAATTAAGGTTGACAAACTTGAGAAAGTGTTATATAATGGTTCATAATAAAAAAGGAGAAATGGTATGAAAAAGTTAGCATTAGCATTAATGATTGCTTTCGGTTTCGCTACTTTCGCTTCTTTAGCAGCTGATAAAGCTCCTGCTAAACCTGCAAAAGCACCCGCGGTTAAATCTGCTGCAAAACCTGCACCAAAAGCTGCAAAGTAATATAAATAAAGATATAAGGTTTGGGAGAACCTATAAAATCTCCCATTTTTTTACACACACACAAAAGGAGAAATACTATGAGCATGACCCCGTATGAAATTCGTCTTGAGCTATTAAAAATGGCAAAAGATATGTTGTTAGATGACTTTCACTCACAAAAGGATATCTTACAACAACAATGGCAAACTGAAGTTGCGGCGGCACAAATTGCCGGCACAACATCACCAAATCATCCAGATTTGCCTAATTTTCCAACCGAAGATGCAATTATTAAAAAAGCAGAAGTGCTTAATAATTTCGTTTCACAAACTCCACAACCTGAAGTAAAAATCAAAAAGTAAAATCGTAATTGGAGATTATCTTGGCGCCTGTTTTAATGGGCGCCAACATTATTCAAAAAGGAGAAATATCTTGAGAAAGAATAATTCAGTAGTATCAGCAGTAGTAATAGTATTATGTTTATCAATATTCATGTATACTATGCCAAGTTTTAGTAAATCAGTAAGTAGAGAAATACAATCAATTCAAGTTGAAAGTGAATACACTAAAGAAATGGATTGCCTTGCTAAAAACATTTATTATGAGGCAGGCCATGAATCGTTTGAAGGTAAGTTAGCAGTTGCTCAAGTGACGCTAAACCGAACCAAAGAACCTGAATTCCCTAGTAGCATCTGTGGTGTTGTTTATCAAAAGAAAACAACCTATGGTGAAACTGTATGTCAATTTACATGGACATGCTTTAAAGTAAATACTAAATTAGATGAATATACATGGCAAGAAGCGAAGTATATTGCTCATATAGCCTTGACAAAGCCAACATCACATGATATGATTAAAAAATCAAATGCTTTGTTTTATCATGCTGACTATGTTAATCCACATTGGAATAAACATGGCATTATTACAAAGATTGGCCATCACATATTTTATGCAAGTATATAATGATAGAATTTGAAATTAAACCATACGCAGGCGAATACCTAAAAGTTTTAAGAACAGAGTTTAATTCGCCTGACTCTGGTTTACCACCAAGAAATACTAAAGGTTTTAGTATACATGAAAGTGAATTAGATACATTAATTATGAAGTTGAGAGAATATGCCGACAAAAGATGAGATAAAAGAATTTAGTTTTATGATTGAGAAGTTTGCATCAGAAAAAAATCTAACAGTTATGGATGCTATCTGTCATTACTGTAAAGAAAATCAATTAGAAGTTGAAATGGCTGCAACACTCATTTCACCACCACTCAAAGCAAAAATTAAAGCAGAAGCAGAAGATTTAAACTTATTAAAGAAAACCGCTAGATTACCAATATGAACGATGGCACCGGCTTTGCAGCCTATGCTCTATATAATGCATTGAAGTTGCACTTTACATCAAACTCCTATGATTATTTTAAATATCATGGTAAGACTAGTGTTAGCAAAAATACTTTCTCTACCAAAAAAGAAAGATTTTCTTTCTATAAGTTATCTAGAAAATACTCAATAGAAGAATTGAAAAACTTTTATGTTTCTAATTTTATAGTAGGTAAAGGTAATTGGGCTAGAGAACTGCTTACACCTGAAGCAGAAGACAATTATAAAAGATGGCAAAAGATTACTCAAAGCTTGACATATACCTTTGAGAATGATATAATGTTATTGTTGGATAAAGTAAAAACACCTAATGAACTTCTTTCTGTGTCATCTGGTGATTATCCAATGTTGCTTAAGGCAACAATGCAGGAAGACATTTCATTGGAAACTTTGGTTATATTAAATGATATTATGAAATTCTTTGTTATGTGGAATGAAAAAATTGAAGATGATATAATATGGCCAAACTTCCGTATGAAGTGTGAGAAGTATTCACCGTTTCTATCTTATGATAAGAAAAAGTTTAAAACTATTCTGAAAGATAAGATTGGAAGTAGTGATAAATAGAAGTATGGTTATGAGTAGTTTGTGGATAAGAAGTTATATTCCGTTAATATTCCGTTTATATGAAAGGTAATAATATGAGTTTTGCAAATCTAAAACGCCAATCAGGCAATCTTGATAAACTATCAAAAGCTATCGAGGCAATCAATACAAATACAGAAGGTGGTTCAGAAAAGCAAGATAATTTCTGGCGTCCTGAAGTAGATAAAGCAGGCAACGGCATGGCAACAATCCGTTTTCTACCTGCATCAGAAAAAGATGGTGAAGATGCTTTGCCTTGGGTAAAAGTATTCTCACACGGTTTCCAAGGACCAGGTGGTTGGTTCATTGATAACTGTCTTACAACAACAAATCAAAAATGTCCAGTTTGTGAACATAATTCATCACTATGGAACTCTGGCATTGAAGCAAATAAAGATGTGGTTCGTAAACAAAAGCGTAAGTTAAACTATATCGCTAATGTTTATATCGTATCTGATCCTAAACATCCAGAGAATGAAGGCCAAATTAAGTTATTCAGATTTGGTAAAAAAATCTTTGATAAGATTACAGAGGCTATGAATCCTGCCTTTGAAGATGAAACAGCAATTAATCCTTTTGATTTATGGAAAGGTGCTAACTTTAAACTCAAGATTCGTAAAGTAGATGGTTTCCAAAACTATGATAAATCAGAATTTGATTCAGCATCACCGTTATCAGATAATGATGAGAAGTTAGAAACAATCTGGAAATCAGAATATTCTTTACAAGATTTAGTAAAAGAATCTGAATTCAAATCTTATGATGCATTGAAAACTAGGTTAGATAAGGTGTTAGGTCTTAATGGTGAAACAGTTGCAGTTAAAACAACCGTTGAACAAATTAAAGAACAAGTTAAATCTACACCAGCACCATCTATTGAACCAGATATTTCAGATGATGATGATATGAAGTATTTTGAGAACTTAGCAATGGAAGATTAAAACATTCCCTTAAAGAAGGAAAGTTTTAGAAGGAGGCTTCGGCCTCCTTTTTTTTATACTGCTCGAGTGTTCATTCGTAACACTCTCATAAACGCTGAGTCATCATTACGCACTGAAAAATTACCAGTCATAACATCTGGAGGATCAATATCCATTCCTTTTGAAGATGTATTATTAATAATAGTAGGTGTTGAAGAACCTGATGATTGTAATTGAGCATCATTATTTTCTTTTGTTGCAGCCGTCATTTTAGAACCTAAAGAACTTGGCGATGCAGTTGGTGTAGCCGTTGGTGCCGATGTAGGTGAAGCAGTTGCACTTGCGCCAGCAGCACCAACAGAACCAACGGATCCCGCTGAACCTGGTGCTCCGGCGGCACCTGGTGAACCAGCGGCTCCTGCTGATCCTGGTGCACCACTTGAAGATGATCCAGCTGCTCCTGCGGAACCTGGAGCACCTGCAGAACTTGCTGAAGGTGAAGCACCTGGAGCTCCAGATGTACCAGAACTTCCGTCTGAACCTGCAGCTCCGGCCATACCAGAACTTCCGTTTGAGCCTGATGCACCATTTGCGCCTGAATTTGTTGGTGATGCTGATGGTGTTTCACCGCCTGATGCAGAAGATTGTTTTGTTGCTGTATCACCTGATGCTACTTCTTTTGGTATATCTTTTTTTACATCATCAGCTTTCTTGTCAGCACCTTTGAATTTATTCCATAACCATTTACCTAGTTTAAATAATGCAACTACGGCAATAACAGCAGCTATAACAGCAAGTATTGGTACAAATAATTCAGCAAGACCAGCTAATAATGGTGCAATCATTGAAATAAATGCACCAATACCTTCAAATATCTCAAACATTTTACCTAAACCAGAGATAAGTTTTTCCATGAATCCTTGTTTTGCTTCTTTAACTTTATCTCCAATTTTTTCAGCTAAACCTTTACCATCACCTCTACTTTTAATTGCTTCAATTAATTCTTTGTGTCTTTTTTCTTGAGTATTTTTTCTTTCTTGTTCAAAGTCTTTCATTAACTCATCTTGAGTTTTTTTATCATCAAAATTCTTTTTAAGTAATTCATAAAGTTTTACAATAATAGTATCTGCTGAACCTTTCATAGTTTTGGTGTCAGACATATTTTCGGTAGTAGCATTACTTTTTCCTGCTGATGGAACTTTAGTAGCAGTAGGTTCAGATTCAGGTTCCTTACTTTTCTTTTTCTTTGCTTTCTCGTCTTCTAACTTATTTGGTATTTTTGTATCAGAAAAATATTCAATATCTTCTTTTTTTGCGCCCATTTTTTTGCCAACATACATTGCGCCTGCTTCACCAAACATACCTTTAGCAATATTCATTGGATTAAACTTCTCTCTCATACCAACCGCTTTTGCTTTTGTTTTTTCTGATATGGTAGATTTTAATGATTTACCTAAAGATTGGCCTGATGCTAATTTTTCAGCAACCATTTTAGAGAAACCTTTTTTTCTAATTTCTCCTGCTTTAGCAAATTCAGATTCTTTTCCGGGTTTACCCTTTTCTTGTTTATAGACTTTTTCTGATGCTGGTTCGGTTTCTGTTTTATCAATTTTGCCTAATGAAGCGGCTTCTTTTTTAGAAGCAGCACGACCATAGTTGCCGTTTTTACCAAGCATAAACCAATAACCTTTACCCATAAAGGCTAAAGGATCCCAAACCCAAGTATGTCCATCTAATTTTTTAGTTATAAGGTTATCCATATTGTGCCTGCGTTAATACTGAATTATCGTTTTTTTGTGGAACTACATTAGTTTTTGTTGTGGTGCTCTTTGCTACTGTTGTGTTATTATTATTTACAATAACTGTGTTTTGACCAGATGATGCTTGGTCAGCTTTCATATCTTTATTGGTGGATGAAGCACTTGCTAATTGTGCGCCTGTATTTCTATTGCTTGGTGTTGCATCCGCTGACGATGAACCACCTTTATCTGATGATTGTAACATAGCAACAATATCAGGACCACGTTTACCTACTTGTGTGTACCATTTACTCTTTTCTAATTCACCAGCTGCACCTTGAATGTCACCACCAGATAACTTTTTAGTGAATGTAGGCCATTTTTTATACCAAACTGGACCCATATTAAAAGTCAAATCAATCAATGCGCCTTGTCCTGGCCCCTTAACATTAGAATAACCTGGTATCTTTTCAGCAGCCTTTTTGTGATACTCATAATCTTGGTCAAATAAGTCTTTAACTTCTTCTGCTGAAAATGTTTTATTCCATTCAGATGGTAGAGATTTACCGTCACCAATAAGATGACCAACACCTACTGTCCATAATCCTAAACTATCTTTATAAGGTGCCATACGAACACCTTCATGTCGAACAATCATAGCTTTAACTGGATCACCACCTGCAATTGCTTTTTCTGCTTGAGATGGTGGTAAAGGTTTACCAGCTGGTGCACCAGATGGAGGTCTTGATGGAGGTCTACCTGCGCCAGGCGCTTTTGTAGGTGCAGGTGCACCTTCTCTTGTTGATACTGTTGTTTTTTTCTTCTCCGCTTCTTTTGAATCCAAATCAGCAGAATCACTTTTCATTTTATCAGCATCACTTTTACTCTTATCTATATCTTGGCTTGTTTTATCTACACTTTTTTTTGAATCAGTAAGTAGACCAACTATTCCACCAGTAACAAATCCTATAATTGCTTTTAATAATGTATTACTTTCTTTTTTCTCTTTTTGTTTTTTCTTATCTTCTTTAGATGTAGGCCTTACACCTTTTCCACCTAAAGCTGAAACTAATTCTTCATGTCTTTTTTGTTCATCATTTTCTTGTTGTTTATGGAAATCTTTAGCTAATTCCATTTTCAACTTATCTTCTTCAATTTTAGTTTTAACTAAAGCATATATTAAACCTAAATGTTTTTTGAATACATTTTCTTTTCTAGGCTTTGCTCTTGCTTTTAGTTTTTCGTGTTTGGTGTGTTCTTCAGGTGATAAAAAACTTTTTCCTTTCATAATACCTTTTGCCATATTTTCAGGAGAAAATTTCTTGGTAGTTTTTTCTACAGATTCTTTGGTTTCTTCTGATACTTCAGGTATAGGTGTATTATTTGAAATTGGTGAAGCTTTAATGATATCTTTTTTAGGAACTTCTGCTTTGGATTCAGGTTTAATCTTACCTAATTTTGTAGCATCTTTTTTAGAAGCAGCACGCCCATACTTTCCATTTTTGCCAAGAATGAACCAATATCCTTTACCCATAAAGGCTAAAGGATCCCAAACATAAACTTCTTCGCCTAGTTTTTTGGTTATCATTTGTTAGCAGCGTTTCGTTGTTTAATCTTTTCGTTTTCTTCTTCAATATGCTGTATTAACATGGTGACATAGATATCACGCTCCCAAGGCAGCATATTCTCTAGCTCTGCCAGGCTATATTTGTGATGCTGAATCAATGAAAAGTTAGTGCGGTAATAATTACTCAAGTTGTCATGACAAAAAACTAACCGAAAAAACTTTCCAGACCCTCCACATCTATGCTGTGGCCAAAACCACACTTCTTACATTTCATAGCAACAGTTTGTTTCATCTTTGGCAAATTAGCAAAGAATTCTTCCAATTTACTAAACTGTTCAGTATTAAGTGATTCGATAAAATCAATCATCTCACCAGGATCTGTTTCTTTAGCGTAATAGAATTGTTCACCATCGTAAACATATTCAATAGAACTAGCAATCATATCAAATGCCATGTCAGCTGAATTTTCAAACTTTGATGCTCGTTTGATTGCTGAGAATTTTGGGTAGTTTAATTTGACAGAAATTTTATCTGTTAATTGAATGACATCTTTTAAATCTTCTTTCATGTCTACTTTAACATCAAAGATATTTAATTTTACATCCATTAAATTACCACATTCTTTATCTTCTACAACATTATTACACTTATATTTGTTTTCTATAATTTCACCAACAGACCTTGCTCGTAATTGCAAGAAGTAGTATTCAATATCAATAATTGGTAATGAATCAATATCTATATTTTCTGATATGGTGCAATTTGTAAGAATTTGTTTTATGTTTTGTTCAATGGTTTCAGAATCAGATGATTCCATTGCCATCAATAAATTCTTTTGTTCTTTTACTAAAAATGGTCTAAAATTAATATGCTTTTTAGATAAAGGCAAATCAATTTGGTAGACCGGCACATCAATTTTTGGCAAAGCCATAATATTATCTCCTAATTAATAATCTATAACCCAAAATTAACACCATTAGGTGGTGGAGGTGGTGGGAAAGGCGCACCTTGTAGTTGTGAAGATATACCAAGAGCTGTATCTGTTGGTAATGATACACCTGCTTGTTGTGGGTATGTATTATAATATGTATATGCAAATACTACCGTTAATTTATGATGGCCATCACTTGACCAATCTAAATCTAATTGATTAATTGCTATAGGATAAGCATCAATACATTCCACTTGGAATGACAATTGATCCGTCACATCATATTGATTGATGTATATTGGTACAGCATAATCGACTTTATATTTAAAATTAAAGTTACTTGTAGGATTAATAAAATCCATCCAGGCATCAAAGAAAGCTTTTTCACTCATGTCATCTGAAACAATAAATGTTAATGTTAAATCATTATATGATGATTGGTTTGGAAACTTCTCAATAGGATTAGAACCAAACTTTTGGTCAATCGTATTAATTGTTCTACCTGGAATTTCTGCCGTTTCACAACGAAATGAAAGTGCTCTAGGCATATTAGAATATTGTGATAGTAAAAACGGAGGTACATTGACCACAACATAGAACTTATTTGGCCTTGATACATCCGACGTGAAGGTAGATAGAAACTCGTTTAAGTTTGATGCCATTTTATTGCTCCTTAATTTCTTTAACTGAATCTTCCCATACTTTTTCAGCTTTAGCTTTCTTGAACTGATGAATAGGTAAGAATGTTGCCACTTCCCACTCATGTGGTTCAACGGCAAGTATTTTAGACTTAACATTACTCATCAAATATTGTTTAATACATGGCCTAAACTCTTTTAGGTGTTTCGTGGCGTTCAAAATATCGTAAGTGATACGAATCCTTGTAATTTCATCTTTATCATTCATGGACGCAAAATCCAAAAGTTTACCTAAAAATGCCACTCTATATCTAATTGGCAAGTAATGTAGGTTCAACCCTAAAAATCCGTCATTGTATTTTTCTAATGCTAATACAAGTGGAAACTTATCATAATATGGTAAATCATCTTTACCTTTTGGGTCATAATAGAAGAAATATAAACGACCCAATTTAAATTGGTTTACTTGTCTGAATTGTTCTCTACTAATAGCAGTAGGTACAGACCTCATATTTCTTAATGTTGCTATCTTATTGGTCAACCATTGTATAGATTGACGAGATAACATTTGTGTTTCAGATGCAGATTTTTCTGCTGATAATTTTGTAAGTAAAGAGGCCATTGTAGTATTTAGTTGATTCCCAAATCTTTTTCAGTTAGCACCCTAAACTCCCAACCTCTATCTAAACAGAATTCATTAGCTGCATGCCATTTAGCTTGATTGACACCATAGGTCATAACTTCATTGATATATTGTTTAGTC